CCATGCTAAACGAAGTCATAGCTAGGACGGGTGTCCGCCCAACCGTACTTAAGACCATTTGGCAAGACCTCAAAGCTAAGGCAGGTGATAGCAAAGCACTGCTGTCTGTGGAGCCTGTAACGGTGGGCGAGGGCGACGCGGCTAAGACGGAGCAGCGGCTTATGCTGGTGCTGGGCGAGGGCGACACCGCTAAGCGGGAGGCGATCGCTGACGTGGCAAAACGCGACTATGCAGACCTGGCAGACCTATTGTTCGCGCCGACCGAATCTGCCCCGTCTGCCACACCAAAAACTGGCCCGACACTTCCAGCAGGCGGCATTGCCCAGACGAAACCCGGAGATCCTATCGACAACGCCCTGGATGCAGCATTGGGCAACTCGCTACGAATGGCTGGCATCAAAGCAAAGCAGTGAACGGCAAAAGCCCCACCTTTCGGCAGGGCTTAGATCTCTATACCAGCATAATCGTATTCTAGCAAAATCGCCAGTTCAATCGGTACTGCGCCGTGCCTTCTTAACGAGATACATCCTTTTATCGGATTCATGTAGCGCTTCCTCGGCACTGGATGGCGGCACTTCAAAGGACACCCATCCAATCGAGTGTCCTACGGGCAGTTTCAGGTCAAACCCGGCAACCATTTCGTCCAGGTTGCGCTGGATTCTATCGATTGCCGCCTTCGCCTGCCGCTCAGTCGTGTTGCTGAGCAGTATTGCGAACGCATCACCTCCAATCCTCGCAACGGTGTCTGTACGCCTCACGCACGCTACAGTCTGCCGCAGAAACTCGTCACCCATCGAATGTCCACAGTAGTCATTGATCAGCTTGAATCGATCAACGTCAATGTAGGCGATCGTGAACGGCGACCCGTACATCATTGACTTATCTATCTCTGCATTCAACTGCTCCATAAAGTGCAGTCGGTTTAGCGCTCCCGTGAGCTGGTCAGTTCGAGCAAGTAATCTCTCTCTTTCATGCGCCTCCTTCAGGCTAGAAACCAGGCGCACTACGGAAAGCAAAATTATCAGTCTTGACACAACATTCCAGATAGGGATGAGCGCACTGCCGTACTCTCGTGTCGTCAGATCGCATATTTTCCACAGGGTGAGAGACACAACTGTGGACACCACGCCGGACTTAAAACCTAGCCTACTGGCAATTACAGCGATAGGGATGACGTAGAAAAATGCGATCACTATATTCTGATAGTCAACCGCGTAATCTACGGCGGCGATCGCCACAATAGTTATGTATGCGGCGATCACAACTCTGCGTTTTGATTGCGTCTCCAACCAATAGATTGCGCGATCGCCATAGCCCGTGATGCTACATTGCGAGGTCTTCACCGTTCCATCTCCTATGGTGGAAACCGGACAGTGCCCACCTGTATAAGACTCGGTTCTTCCCGACGCTCCCCCGAAGCGGGTAGAGCGCGGGGCTGCTGCTGCCTTAGCTCATTTGTAGTTCAGATTGCGATCTCCCCTTCACAGCGATCGCATTTACAAAGCCCGGTGAAGGCGGGTTAGGGCATACGCGCCTTTTAACAGTACGCTTTTAATCGTAGACTCCTGACTATCCAGAGTCAAGTAATCCAACCACTCAAACTGTGGCAAAATCAAGCTATCTACGCGAGGCATTATGGCAACCTTCACATATTTAGTGCGCGACCTAGACACTGCTAACCTACTCGCCCACCCGTTTATGCTTGCGGGCGCGAAAACTGTGGATACAGGGATCGAAAACGACAAGGGCTGGGTAAGAGCGGTGATGCCCAGATGTGGCAATACTGGCGACCTCCCAAAGGTTCTAAGGAATGAGCTGAAACGACGAGGAGCAACCCTAGTTGCTGCGGATTACGGCTAGGGCACTGTCTACTGCAACAGATGACTTGAGCGCTACTTGACCCAGTAGCGCTCTTTTTTAAGCATAAATACTTAAAATGCTGGTTCCATTATCTACCCACAAGGTTCCGATTCTTACCCTGCGGGAGCCGCCGTATACACTATCGGGTCTGGAACCCGCAGGGCAAAAACGAGTTCCAACCGAAAATCGGGACTCACGGGGTAAAAGTCGGGACTTAGCTGGAACCAGCATCTACCCTTTGAGTTCCACCATCTACCCAAAAGGTTCCGTTTCGGGACTTGCTGTGTAGATCTGGGAGCCGCAGTCTACACACGAAGCCCCAATTTTTACCCAATTTTTGGCTGTTTTTGGGGTCAGATTTTCTGGCTGGGCGGGGGGAGACGATGGAATGCGGGTTTCAGCCGTTTCACACGCCCTCCCAGGAGACACACACGAAAAAGCCGCCGTCCGATACCTGGACGGCGGCTGCGTGTGGTGCGTGCTTATCGCTTGAGACTCGCCAGCTTTACGGGCAGCGTCTCAAGCAAGTGTGCGATTAGCGCGTTGTTGCAGGGTACGGGGTGCCCGCGCCGCTCCGACTCTATCTCTGCAAGCCTGTGGATCATGTCCACGACACGAGGGTTCGTGATTCTGAATCGAGCCAGCGTCTTGGTGGAGGTGGTTTCGACCGTCTTCACGGCAGTCTGGTTGAACAAGTCCAGCAAATCGAGCGAATCTTGCAACTCAGGACTAGGTTCTGGCTCCAACTCGTCTTCCACAACCGGATCAGTCCACGCTTCTAGTGCTGGTTGACCATCTGTATACCCTTCCAGTGCTGCGATACGTTGCTCCAGACGTGCGATCGCCTCCACAACCTGTGGAAACTCCTGTTGCGGTTCGTGCCAGCCAAGCGCCTGCTGGATAAACACGCGGGCACCAACGGATGCGAACAGACGGAACCACCGCTGCGCCTGTTCTGTACGATAGCGTCCTGCGTCGAATGCATAGTATTCCAAGATGAGCATGACTGCCTTATCAGGAATGCCAGATCCGCAAAATGCACCCCCCTCAAACCCATGCTCTGCAAGAGTTTTAGACAGGCTCGACTCACTTAGCGCAACACCCTGAATATGCCGAAGAACGGATGAAGGTTCGACCCCTGCCAGCCGAGCAGCACCGCGAATTGATGCATACGCAACGCCGTCATCTGAAATACGGAACTCCGAACGATACTGGTCGAACATGTTTGCTACATTGGAATCAATCACTGTGTTTTTCCTTGTGAAACTGCAAGCCTCCATTTTTTGGAGGCGTTTTTATCGTAACCATTAGCCGTTACGTTGTCATCCATATCTGAGCCAGACCATCGAGTATGTGGACGGGTGCGATCGTCTCCACAGAAGGCTCTTGATATCGTCCATATTCGCGGTGGGCAGTATCCACTACAGAATTTTTTACTTCAATCCGCCTCCTGTGGGGGGCACGGGGCGCACAGCCTGACACCAGTGGGTAGTTCAAACAACTCTCTGGTGATCCTCATGGTCAAAAAAGTCACGTTTTTCACGCCGGAGCTGACGACTCCCCGATGGATGGGCGACCCCGGCGAACGCCGCACCCTTCTTCCAGGTGGCGGTCTTGTCAACGATCTTCAGTGGACAGCGGACATTTACAACCGCAAACCGATCGTATCTGGCACGCTGCTGGCCCGTCGAGCAGGCGCATACCTGTGGGAGAAGCCCGTCAACGCGCTAACCACAAATCTATCCGTCCCGTTCAAGGCGAACGCAGCGATCGCAGCTACCGTACTTTCCCTGCGCCACGTCTCAGGGTTCGCTGTGGGTGACGCAATCACGATTGCTCAGGGCGCAACTACGGAAACGAAGACGATTACCGCGATCAATCGTGAGCTAGGCACCATCACGGTAAACACTGGTCTGACCAATGCTTTCACTTCAGCCGGGGGCACTGCCACGGTGAGGCTGACTACGGCTGTGGCGCAGACCGAGTTCTACCTACTGGCTTACGACATCGTAGACGCAGTTATCAACGCAGAGACTCCAGCGCTATACCGACCCGGCGCTCTTGTGCGAGAGAACTTCTTGCCCGCCTGGCCGTTCACTGGCGAATCTGCAATCCTCGCAAAAATCCGATCGCTGTACGAGTGCGTGACAGCAATTTAACGGTTGCGTCCGTTTACTATCCACAGCACCTCTCCCACCATTGAGATAACCTATGTCAAGCGCTGTCAGTTCTTTACTTGAAAACTTGCGGGCAAGAGACGCTTTCTATCGCGTCACCAACATGCCTGCTCTCCAGTTCGGTCGCCGGAACCGGACATTTCTCATGTCTCGCTTCTTGCCAGAGCGTCCTATTGAGGATCGCGTCATTCGTGAGGAGCGTCTGCAAATCCGATCGATCATCGCCCGTGATGCACCCCGCAACGCCCCTGTTACTTTGCGCGGACAAGCGAAAGTTGGTCGCATGACGGCAGAAATGATTGACTCAAACACGGGGGCCGAGTTCAACGGCGAAATGTTTGAGGGTCTTCAGAAAATGCTGGGGCGCACTGACTCTATGGAGTCTGCTGCGCGATCGCTGCTCGACTTCACCGAAACGCAAGTGTCGGTGCCGCTGGCAACGCTGCGAGAGAAGTATCGCTGCGATGCCATTGTCAAAGCGCGTATCGTGCGTCGTGGTGACGGTGACTTCTACGAAGTTGTGGACTACGACAACCCGGCAGGTACTCGCTTCTCGGTGCCATCTGGTACTGTGGCTGCGCCTGCGGGCTGGCATGACACTGGGTATGACCTATACCAAGACATCGTAGGGCTGCGCGATCGCATCAAGGAGGATGAAGGACTGGAGATCTCCGCCATCATCACCACGCAGCGGATGCTGTCGCTCATGAACCGCAATGACTACACCCAGCTATACGGCGCGGGGGCGACGGTCGAAGCGGGCAAGATCACCAAGGTGGACGTGACGCGGCAAGGGCAGGCATTGTTTGGGGCGCTTGCATACCATGACTTGCCTGCTGTCCGTGGTGAAAATTTCTTCACCTATGACGGCCGGTACGATGTTGAGGTTCCGGGCGGCACGAGCAGCCTGGTCGCATCCACAGAGCGATTCATCCCCAACAACGTGTTCATCATGTTGTGTCAGACCGGACGAGACGCTGAGATCGACCTGGGCGATGATGTGGAACCGTTTCCACTATTCGACACGTTGGGGTACACGGGAATCGGCAAGGTGCTTGGCGAAAATCGTCCCGGTGTGAAAGTTCAGGACTTTCTGGAGGAGCGCCACCCGCCCCACATTGACTTTGAGGGGGTACAGTGCTGCCTGCCTGTGATCCTGGATGCTAAATACATCTACGTGATCACGATTCCTGATCCGACCCCCTAACGCCAATTGGTGATTTCAAGATCGCGTCCTTATAGAGAGAAACATGGCAAACATCTATTTACATGAAACGGTCAGTTGGAAGGGTGAGCGGTACGACATTGGCCCTGCTGAAGTACCTGACGAGCTGGCCCGCGCTCTGGGGGTTTTGGTAGCACCAAAGCCAGATGCCGAGGTGGAAGCCTCACCCGATGTTGACCCGCCTACGCAACCGAAGCCGAAAGAAACGCTTGCCACATCGCTGCTTGAGCCAGATCCAATTCTTACCGACGAGGTGATGATTGACGGGCAGCTCAATCTAGATGCGGCAGGGCTGACTGCCGCGCAACTGGCGAAACTGCCGTCTATCGGAACGGCTGGAGCAACAGAACTACTCTTGGCGCGTCCAGCTAACGGGTTCAACACGTTCGAGGCATTTGAAGCGATCGCCCGCCAAATCGGTTTAGGCACTCGCATCAAGTTTGACCAGATCCGTAACAAAGTCACTTTTGCCTGATGTTCTCAAATCTGGCTGAACAAATATCGGTTGCCCTCCAACTCGCGGAAGCATCTGCGACGTGGAGGACTCATGCCGAGGTTATGCTCCGCCAGTCGGCCGCTGTGGACAACACATCGACTATCCAATACCGCCCGTACCTCGTTGCAGCCATGTTGCTAGAGCAGCAGCCCTCTCAACAGAAAATCTCATCTGCCGACGGCGCGGCATTCACGAACATGGTCACGCCAATTCAATCGCTCTATCGGCTCCAGTGGCGAATCGACAGAGCGAACCCGGATTGGGTCATACCGCCTGGCTTCATCGCGCCAACCATGCCTGTCGAGGGGTCACTTGACGACCCTGACAATGCGGGAACTATCCCGTACTTTGTCACTCAGGCGATCGCTGTAGAACGTAGAGCATGAGCAGTCCATTCGGCATCGGGAACGCCGTACTCCGGCTAACGGCGCGGACTCAATCACCCACAGTGGTTAACCCAATCACGGGAAACCCGGCAACTGTGGACAACGTGACAGAGTATCGGGCCAAGATCACGGCATCAAGCAGCAGCAGCGTGCCGCCGCCCGGTGAAGGAATACCCAAAGAAGCGTTCCCGATTACGGGCAGGCTGACAGAACCACTCCAGTGGAACGTTCCCGTTAATCGACTGCCTCAAGAAATTGAGGCGATCGTCGATGACATCCCTGGAAAGCTCTACCTATCTATTTCAATGCGCTCCTACTGGGGCGTTGACGAAATAATCGGGGCGAAAATCAGCGGATATTTCTACCCGATTTAGGGCTGGTTCCATTACGGCCCGAACTGACCCGACTCGGTTCCACACTCTAGGTCAAATGAACAAATCCCGTTTCACCGTAGACATAGACAGAAAAGCGATCGACCAGATGGTCGAGCGAAAGTTTTTGCGGGCGTGCGTCAGGCTTGGTGCCGAGTTCACTCGTCAAATATCAGAGCCGAAGTGGGACTATCCCACAGGTGAATCGCCCAGAGACATTGTGGACACCGGTCGGTTGAGAGCATCCCAGCAGGGGCGGCTCATCGGCAGACTTGAGTACGAGTTTGTCTGGCCTGTCAGGTATTCACTTTTCGTCTTGGTCGGGGGGACTATTCGCGTTCCTGGCGGCGGCGTTCGAGTCGTGCCTGGGCGTGACTGGATTTCGGCTGGACTTGAGGCGTTCGATTTCCCAGAGGCGATGAAGCGCGGCTGATATGCTACTACCCGCAGACATCAAAGCAAAGATCATCTCATTAATTCACAGCGGCGATCGCCTCTACCTTGGCAACTACACTAAGCCCGACGGTACGACATCGCCATCTATCCACATCTCTCCGCCTGATCGTCCGCGTGAGTGGAATCCATCAGGGCTGGAGTGTATTATTCAACGGACTCCAAAAAGATCATCCTCAGTGGAGCAATGGTCGCTTTACCTGATCCAGAGAGACGGCATTGAGACGATCGACTACGCAACGAAGCGGCTTGTGGACAACCTACCAAAAGCTCAAGCGTTTCCGATCGGAGAGAGCGGTCAAATCCTGGCCCAGGTCGCAGTAACTTTCAACCAGTACGTTTCCACTTGAGGTCTAGATCATGGCACTTCCTTCAGATACCGTCTTAACCAACAATACTTACTGCCGTGTTGGGGCACTGGCACCGGGGACGCGAATCCCACCCCTGATCACGCTGACCACAAGTGCGGCTGTCGTGGCGGGTGACACCAGCATTCCGATCACCGCAGCTCCCGCTCGGACGCTACAGCCGCTTATTCAAGAAGGCGACATCATTACGTTTGGCTCCGGGGGCACGGCTGTCACTGTCACCGTCACCGCAAACGTTGCCAGTGCTGCGACCGCTATTCCTATTCAGCCATGCTCTGGTGCGATCGCCAGTGGTGTAGTGGGCACCACCTACGGACTGCTGCGAGTGTTGGGCGGTGAATCCGCCTCGTTCAGCCTATCCAACCAGAAAGTGCCCACACGCTCATTTGAGTCTGGGCGCTGGGACGACCAACGCAAAGTCTCAGTCTCAGGTTCCATCCCGTGGCAGGGGCATTACAAGCTCGGAGATCCGGCTATCAACTTGATCATCGAACCTGCGGGCTATGACGAGCGCGAGGTTTTTGTTGAGCTGACCCGTGTGGACGGCGCACGCCGATTCGGTGCGGCGACGGTGGACAACTTCAGCGAGGAAACGGCGCTAGACAACATCATCCGCCTGTCGTGGACATTTATGTTTGTGGGCACCGTCTATCGCCAAATTGTACCTAACTGGAAACCTTACACGGTGCCGGAGATTGCAACACTGATCGTGTAGGGCATAGTCCCACATGGAACGGTACTCACTTCTCAAAACTGAATCCGGCTCTGCCTATTTAATCGATGCATCGATCGAAGCCGATTCGATGTTTCCGGTGCTGCTGGCAGGGCTGGTTTTTTTCGAGCCAGGTCAGCCTGACAAGATCACCCTCTACCCCGGCGGGAACACCGTTCTGGTGCCGCAGCGCTTTCAAAAGCTTTCCACAGAAATACTTGCCCTAAATCAACAGCTAACACTCCTATGACAAACCCGTTCGGCGCTCCTCAATACAAAACTGTTCGCGGGTTCCGCCTGCGAGTCTACGGCAGTACGCTTCAAGTTGAGGAGGCATTCATGGAAACAGTGCGCCTCAACCGAATCAACGCGGCGGTGCCTTACCTGAAACTCGCAGAGCGCATCGCAAAAAAGCATGGCGTTGAAGACATCCGAGCGCTTAACGCCGTACAAAACTTTGCGAGTGGCGCAGACATTTCACTGGTAAGCGACTGCATCGATGAACTACAAAAGCTTGAGGCGGATACACCCAACTATGACAAGCTGCTGCCCGCGCTGCTGGCAACGCTAGTCATTCAAACTCGGTGCGATCGCAAGTGGTTAGGCGAGAATGCATCGCTGCTTGAAGAAGCGTTCGGAGTAATCTTAGACGACACAGGTTGGCAGGACTACCACACTGATCAGCTGCCGCTAGACGTTCGTATCGACCTAGCAGACTTCATGACTCAGGAAATGAGCGGGCTGCGAGACGAAGACATCGAACCTGCTGAGGCAGAATCATTGGGAAAGCAATTGAACGGCTCACAGCGGCCAGCAAAGCGGCAAAAACGGACTGGAAACAAATCTACGACATTATCCAACTCGCAGGATATTCCGATACCTGCTGGCATCGAGACAACTTCGGAAATCTCCCTGTTGGCTTCATCCTCAGCACCGTAGAAGCCGCCCAAAACCATCTAAGGCTGACCTCCAACACATTGTCTTTCGCTGCCGCTCGGATTGGCGAGAGCCTATGTAAAGACGCCAAGTATACCGACTTTCTGCCATACCCAAATGTGGACAAGGCGGCCAAGGCGAGAGTCACTAAGCGAACGGCAAAAACGTTTATCGCCCTGGCCGAAGCTGGTCAGTTACCGGGCAAAGTCATTTCTGCTTGCAGCCCATTGTTTGATGAAATCAAGGCACTGTCCAAGGACTGACCCGTGGAGAGCATCGGAAAAGCGAGACTTGTAATCGGGGGCGATACCTCAGAGCTTGAGGCAGCACTCGAAAAAATCGAGCAGGTTGGGCGGGCACTTGGCAGACAAATTGGCGAGGAAATAGCCGCTGGGCTTTCCACAGCCAAGACGCAGGCCGGGCGGGCTGGGGCTGAGGGTGCGGCTGCGGCTGCGGCAGGAATCAAGTCGAACAGTGATCTAAAAAACGCATTCTCTGGCATGAGTCAGGGTGCGCGGGCTGCGTTTGAGGGTGTTCGCAAGGAAGCCTCGACCACAGCGGCGTCTGTGGTACGCATGTTCTCTGGATCAAACAGTGCGGCGATCGCCCTGGCAAAAAACTTAAATACGACATTCAGTGGAGCTAAAGGCTTTGCGAAAGACCTGGGGCTGAGTGCTCAAGCTGCGTCATCCGCAATAGATCGCCTAAAACAGTTGGAGGCGGTCGGCGCGACCACGGCTGACAAATATCGAGTGCTTCGGGACGAGTTCGGGCTGACTGCTATTCAAATGGGGGCAATCAGCAAGGCGTCGAAGGGCGTTGAGGCAGCTTTAGCGGCTCAAGCTAAGGCGGCGGAATCAGCGGCAGAGCGAATGGCGGCAGCGCAGGCCCAGGCAGCAGCGGCTCAAGCTACCCGGCAGCAAAACAGCAGCGGCAACGTGGTACAACTCGCCGCAAATACGGGCACCAGCTATGGCGGCGCTCAGAAAATGGCAGCAGACTTAGGGCTGACAGCGCAGGCGGCGGCGATCGCCGTCGTTCGTATACAACAGCTTAACGCTGTGGGAGCGACCACAGAACAGCAGTTCGATGCATTGTCTGACGAGTTAGGGTTGACCCGTACGCAGTTTGATGCGTTGTCTAAGCAGGCGGACAGAACGGGCAAAACCATAGTCCAGGCTTTTGCTGCGGCAATTAAGGGCACGGGTTCACTTAAAGACGCGCTGAAGCTATCTGTCTCATCTGCCATGTCCGGCATGAAAGGCGCACTTCAGTCTGGTATGCAGGGCATCTTTCAAGGGTTCGGGCAAAGCCTGTTTGGTACAATCTCGTCGGTCATCTTGGCTCCATTCAAGATGCTTCAGTCGGAGATCGGCAACCTCATCTCAGTTGGTTCTATGGCAGAATCCGCTGAGATTGCGTTTGCCACAATGCTCGGCAGTGCTGAGGCAGGTAAGGCGGCACTGGAAGATCTGATCGACTTCGCTGCATCCACACCGTTCGAGTTGCCCGAAGTCAGAAGTTCCGGCCAGATGCTACTGGCATTCGGCATCGAAGCCGAAAACATGATCGAGACTCTGCGCGTTTTGGGCGACGTATCGGCAGGCGTCTCACAGCCGATGGGCGAGATTGCCGAAATCTATGGCAAGGCGAAAGTCCAGGGGCGACTGTTTTCCGATGACATCGCGCGGCTAACGGGTCGAGGCATCCCGGTCACTGAGGAACTGGCCAAGCAGTTCGGCGTTGGTACAGATAAAGTCAAGGAGCTTGTTCAGGCTGGCAAAATCGGGTTTCCTCAGATCGAGAAAGCGTTCGCTTCGATGGCAGGAGAAAGCGGTCAGTTTAATAATCTGATGGCTAAACAAGCCCAGACGATCGGCGGCAAACTATCGAACCTGGCAGATAACTTCACGAAAATCAGAATCGAGGCATACGATGCGCTCCAACCTGCATTCACGGCGGGACTTGACTTCATTGCGGAGCTAGTCAGCAGTGTTCAGGGCGTTAACATTTTCAAGCCACTGGCGGCACAAGCTAAGAAGTTTTCAGACCTGCTTGAGAAAAATCCGCAGTACGTCAAGGCACTATCGGCTCAGCTAAAGTCTGGGATTTCCACAGTGCTTGAAAACATTGCAAACCTGGCAGAGCAACTGCTGAATTACCTGATCGAGAATCCAGATGCAATCTCTGACATGATCGATCGGATCGGGGAACTCGGAAAAGCGCTCGGCACTATCCTTAAGATGGCGGCAGACTTAACGATCGCGTTCGCCAACGCCGCCAACGCAGTGAGCGGAATAGGAGACAATGCAATCGCTAAGGCAGCGCTGTCCATGACAGGGGTTGGACAGGGCGCCGGGATGATAGGCGCACTGACCAGCGGATACCAGACAGTGCGGGGCTGGTTCGGGGGTAACCAACAATCTGCTGCAACACCCGTGGGAGCGATTGACCCGACTCAGACTGACGGCAGCGACAAAGAGGGGTTGAACAAAGCTCCTGTTCAAGCCAGAGCGGGCGCAACCAAAGCGGCGGCGGCACAAGTCACCGCTGTGGACGAGGCATTGGCTGAAAAACTACGAGACATCTCCACCAACATATCTGAGTTCTACAACACGCTAAAACGTAATGCCGAAGAACTCGCGCTCACCATCAAGCAAACAGATCTGAATAACTCACTGCTGAAAGCTAAGACAGAGCTGACCAAAGCGCTGAGTGGATTTGGGGAGTCATTCTTTGACGATTTCGTGGGTAGGCTGAGCGGGCTGATTGACAAGTTATTCGAGCCTCTTGAGAATTTTCTGACAGCGCAAGAGAAACTACTGTCTGTCAACACACAGCTCCAAGACTCGCTAAACCGTGGCGCTGGACTTGCAGCAGGACTCAATGGCGCGATGCTACCGAGCGGTGCGCCGGGTGCGCCTGGTAGCAGCGGCGGCTTTTACTCACCCCTGCAAGGGCGCTCCGTTCAAGACCTGGTGAACTACCAGGAATCCGCTGGGCAATCCTTCCGAGCAACCAGAAACCGTAGGTCTGGACGTGGACTACACAACGGGATTGACTTTGATAGCCGAGTTGGAGGCGGACGCGGCGCACAGGTTGTGGCCATGGAGGGCGGGACTGCATCGATCCGGGCTATCGGCACCAACCAAGCTGGTGAACAGTCAATGCAGGTAAAAATCCAGTTCACCGACGAAAATGGCAGACCAATCGAGTACCAATACAACCATCTCTCTGAGGCTGCGGTTCAACAAGCTCTCGGACAGACTTCAGGCACAACGCAGGTTAGAGCTGGGCAGCTTATCGGTACGGTCGGCGCGACCGACAACCTATCGTCAGGCGCACACCTCGATGTCAAAATAAAAGTCGGAGACAACTACGTAGATCCACAGCAGTACATGGCGGCCCGGTCGGGCAGCGGGGGTTACGCCGAAACAGCTGATCGCCGCAGAATCAACATTGGCGCGGCTTCCAGGGATGCTAGTCCCGCATCAGTCCCGACTGGTTCCAGTCCGGCACCCGCAGCTAGACCGACTGATACGCCTGCTCCTGCGGCATCCAGAGGTCGATATGTGCCACGAGGCGGAACGCTAAGTAGAGCGGAGCGTGTGCAGTCTGACCCGGATGGCGCTGCGGCAATAACGGCGACAGCCAACAGGCTAGGATTACCTGTGGATCAGTTCGCGGCGTTGATGTCGTGGGAGTCAGGCGGATCATTCAACCCAAACGTGATGGGTGGCGACAACAACCAGTACCAAGGACTCATCCAGTTCAGCAGGGACAACCAAAACACCTATGGTATCCGGCAGGGGCAAACTATTTCTGAGCAGATGCCCGCGATCGAACGCTACCTGCAAGATAGAGGGTTCCAGCCGGGACAGCACGACATCCGCCACGCATATTCGGCGGTGCTGGCTGGCAACGCAGACGAGCGGTACTGGAACAGACGAGATAGCAACGGCACGTCAGTTCGCAATGCTGCGCCAAAATTTCAGCAGGGCGATCACTACGAACGGGCGCAGCAGTTTCTACGAGATAGCGGTGTTCCAGTTGGTTCTGTGACGCAGGGCGGTGCTGCTCCAGTCATGACAGGTTCATCTGTCGATACCGGGGCCGCGCAGCTTCAGCTCAATTCTGCGATGGATCTAAGTACTCAAAACGCAGCACAGATGGCTGGGTCAGTTCGCTCAGAACTAGAGGCACAAAACCTCCTATCTTCTGCTGAGTTCGACGCGCTCATCTCAGATCAGCAGCGGGCACTTAATCGTGGCGTGGAGTCTGCCCAAGATTCAGCCAGGGGGATTGCGCGATCGCAGGAAGATATTCGGCTTGAGCTACTAGGGAACTCTCCATACGCCGAGTACGTTCGCCAAACCACACAGCAAAACAGGGCGTTCGAGGATGCCAATCGAGACACGCTCAAAGCTGTGGAGCGTGGTGAGAACAGCATTGGAGTTCTGACTCGTTCGAGGGAAGTCTTGCAAACGCAGATTCAGCGGGCGCGAGACATGGGAGTAGACTCTGGCAGTATTGCTCGACTGGAATCACTACTGCCTAACATTGATGAGGCGATCGCCGCCACACAGACAGAGCTGGATCGGATGCGTTCACAGCTTGACGAAGCAGAAGACTTATTCAAGCAGCGCAACGAAATGTTGGAGCGCGAATACAAAGCGGAAATGGATGCACGCCGCGCGGCCTCCCGGCAACGAACCGAAAATCTTCAACTCACAATGCGGGCGGCTGAGCTATCGGATGCTGGCAATGATGTAGGTGCAGGATTCATCTCTCAGCAGATCAGAGAACGCGACCTGAATCAAAACTACGAAGAGTCCATGCGTCCTCTGCGCGAGGAACTGGAGGTCGTCAACGCTGAGATCGAAAAGATGCGCGAAGCTGGACTAGCTGTGGACAGCACGGCTGTGACGGTTGCCACAGAGCGGGCAGCGTACTTGGAAGAAATGCTCGACGGACTTGGCACACAGCGGTCGATCGAGATCGAGTTGAACTATCGAGAGATGGACAACAATTTCAGATCGATGCAGGAGCGTCTATCTAGCGAACGAGACGAAGCTGCTGCTAACCTGCTCGAAAGTCAGGGTGACGTATTCGGCGCTGCGTCAATCCGCGAGCGTTCCGCCACAACTGCGGAAAATCAGCGATTCTCTGAACAGATTGCTCAGATCAACTCGTTCGCTGCGTCAGGACGTTATGCGCCAGAAGACATCATGCGTATGCGGACTGAGGCAGAACAGCTTAATTCCATCAACCTCCAATCGATTGACGGGCAGTTCAAGGATCTTGGCGAGACAATCGGGGGTATCGCTCAGGGATCGCTAAACAATTTCTTCACATCCATCCTGAACGGCAGCAAGTCGGCGGGCGAGGCTTTCAAAGACCTCATCGGCAGTATGCTTTCCCAACTGGCCCAACTGGCAATCAACTCAGCGTTCGCAGACATTTTCGGCGGGGGGCTGGGCGGCGGCGCGGCTGGCGGTAGCAAAGGTAGCGGCATCTCTGGCATCCTTGGCGCAGTCATGGGCGGACTGGGCGGCGGTGGCGGCGGCAAAGACTTTGGCGGTACTGTCGCCAGTGTCGCGGCGGGTGGGGGCGGTGGAAAAGGCTGGGGCAGCTTGATCGGTACTGTCGCATCCGCTTTCCTTGGCGGCATGAAGGACGGCGGTTCTGTGGCAGACACCAGCAGCGCATTTTCCGAGGCACGTAAAAGCCGAGGCGCAATCGGTGACGCACTGCGGCGGGAAGGGCCGAACTCGATACTGTCAGCGCTCACCCCAGGCGAGGAAGTGCTGGACACAACAGAGGCCGGTATCTATCGACGGATGTTCCCACGGGGTATCCAAGACACGCTGGCATCTGGTTTCAACGGTCGCGTAGCCAACTTCAAGCTTGGTGGCACGGTGGGCGGCGGTGGCAAGATGGCGTTAGCTCCATCGATCGCAGGCGGAGGCGGTGGGGTATCAATCAGCGCCCCAATCAACATGACGCTTGCAGACCGGGGTAAGGGGGACGTTGACCCGGCTGAGTTTCAGCGGGCTGTGGACGCTCGCTTCCACCAGCTTGTGCAGCAAGAGTCTCGCCCAAATGGTTCACTCAATAAACTAGGACGCCGTTAAAAATGCCAATCCCTATTTTGGAACTTGACCCGGATTGGGAGATTCAAGAAGTCTCCACAATCGACCAGTACAAGTCTGAGCTAAATGACGGGTACAAGCAGACGGCAACCAAAAATCTACCGTCGAGCATTCTGTCATGGGAAGTCCGAAAGACGGGGCTGTCTCAGGCAAATCTAAATCTGCTACTTGGCCAGCTAGAGACATTCGCAGGTAGCACCCCGTTTTCGTGGCGTCCCACGGAAACCGTCTCCTATCGAGCCTACTTCTGCGACGAGTGGACGGTGATTTCATACGACACGGATTGCTGGCAAATATCCGGCAAGTTCGTTCAAGACGTTGGCGGCGAGTGTGTAGAGCTGCTTGATCTGATCGACACCGTGGAGATCACAAACTGGCTGGCGGCAAGCGATGTCTGGCTAACCACATACACCCGAAACACCCTCCCACTTATCATGAACTCTGTGGCAGGGAAACCCTATCTGCTGGTCAACTCTTTTCACGATGTGCTGGGTCGCGGCGGATACTTTCCCGGCAGCGCCGGGACGACCGAAGGGCAGTTCCTCATGATCCGAGCCTGTATGGATGTGTTCAACCAGACAGGCATTGCATCATGGCGGCAGCGGGCGATCGACATGGCTGTCGCGCTAGAACCATCTCTGTACCGAGGGCAGACCGTACCTGCCGATCCAAACACGCTTTGGCTCCCACACTGGGTGTTTAACGTCAAGGCTCCGTTCACATCAAAAGGACTAAACACAGCCCCCAACCCGCTCAACTATGGTTACTTCGATCTCCCTGTAACATTCACGGCAGGCGTAGGTCAGATCTCGGCTGGAGCACCTAACCAAGGCGACAAGCTATCTGATGTCTACAGCGTCTATGCGACCGGAGCAAAGCTGCTGTGGCAAAACGTATTCGCGCCAGTCGTGTTCGGCACCCAGTACCAAGTCGAATACTGGGTGGTCAACTTCATGCTGGGTGGACAAAACTTCAGGATCTACCCGTCCTCAGCTTCGAGCAACGGAGCACCACCACTCGCTACGACTGAGCCTGCGGGACGGATCAAGCTGACCACAGCGTTTACCGGGAGTCTCAAAGTTACCTACGCTGCTTACACTGGGAGCGTTATCGTTGCGAATCAGGTCTTTGACCCGTATCCGTTCTGGCGCACGTTGTTGCCAGGTGAAATCAACTCTGCGTTTGACGTTCACTGGTGGGCTTACGATGCGTACGTGAAGCTGGCGGCAACTACAGGTCTTCTCAAGTGGACGCAGGCGGCTGAGGCGACTCGTGTCAACACGATCAACACAGCAGTCGTCCAAAACCCAACAAACTGGTACAAAACAGAGGACAACCCAAATCCATTCGGCTACCCCGGCTCTCAGGCTATTCAGGTAGACAACCCAAACGGCTACACCGCCAGCAGGGAGACAGCGATCGCGGGGCTACTCAATACCCTAAAGCTGGTCGTTGCGGCGGCACCGGGCGGCACGTTTCCTAGCATCGAGGTTCAGAACTTCGCGGTTCAAGCGCAGATTAACGCGGCTGTAACGATCGAGGTGGCGATCGCGCAGACTACCACAGCGACGGTTCGCATTGCGCTGTCGCTATCGCCAAACGCATTTGACTTCAGCCAAACCTATTACGTTAACTGGCACGTCGAGGCGAACACAACGGCGCTTACATCAACATCGTTCATCCCAGAAAACTTCTTCCGCTGGGATAACAACCTGGTGTGGCATTTGTCGATTGCTGAAACGCCTATCTACGTGTTCTCTGGCGGCGGCGGCAGCGCAACAACAGGGACGTTCCAGGCTACGAACATCCCATACCTGGGGAAAACACTCAAGCAGGCTGTGGGCGAAATTCAGATGAACGCAGCAGCAGGCTTTGCTGGTGCAGGGTTAGTGCTCATCGGCAGACAAGTTAGACGCCCTCCACAACTCGCGTTCAGGACAGACAAGACCATCATCCTTCGGCTTACCGACGGCGAGGGGTACAAGTGGGACAAGGAGATCGCCAATACAGGCGGGTGGGTCTTTGTTCGGTATCCGTGGAGCGCCTTCGAGTTTTCACCTAATAACATCGGGGAGGAACCGCAGGCACCGGACACACAGAACGACATCCAAAATATCGAGTTCATTGCGGTCGCTGGAGAAGGGTTGACCACAGTGCGGATCTGGTGGGCATCCGAGGGAACCACCAACCCACCCGCCCAGCTTCCTATTCCGGCTCAAACATACAAAGCCGCCGTGGTGTCTAGAAACCGGAATGCTCATACTTTTTGGGTCGGAAACTTCCGCCCGGCAAACAGTCCGAGTGATCAACTAAAGTACAACCCCGGCGTCGTTCCTTTTACAGTAAACATCGTCAACGGGGTTGTGGATGCTTGGCGGGGACTGCCTTACATGGGCTATCAAGACCCAGAACTTTGGTTCAAATGGGGGCTTACGGATCGCTGCCAGCAAGTGCTTGACTGTCTCGATGCCGCTCAAGATGCATACGCGGCATCCACAGGGGTTGTAGGGGCGTTTGCTCCAGTTTTCAAATGGGGCTACTGGGACGGCGGCGACTACCTGGGCGGACTGAACACGTTTAGCTGGTCTGGGGCTGACCCGAATACAAGCTGGGGACAATACTTCTATCGTCCGTTAGAAGCGACTGCCAAATACTGGAGCCAGAACCCAGGCGATCGCAAAGCAGATCAAATCGTCATGCGAGGGCTTGCGATGCTGGACGCGCACTACCTAAAAAACAATACCAGCGTACCGTTTACTGATTTCCCACAGGGTGCTCCGCCATTCGCTGGCTACAACGATCCTGCTGCGTCAGCTCTGATTGGCCGAGCAGCCGTCTATGCAAATCTAGCTGGCGGCAGTCCGTCTATCACGCTGCGTGTCATCAACCGGACAATAAAACACCTCCAGAGCCAGTATGTCTCAACAGGTATCATGGCGGGCACCTGGAGCGCCGGGCAGCCAACCTTCGTCAGTGGAGGAACAATCTATCGTGAATTCTTTGGGTTTTGGCTGGCCGAGATCTATCTATACTTAGCACTCTTGCTCGAAAAGAAGAACGCCCTAGTGATGCCCCCTTGTGGCACACGAATCTAGCGAATCGGGCCGTTTCTATCACACACATATCGCACAATAGGGATCACGACATCATCTCCTGCTGCGATAGAACTACCGGGCACTGTGTCTCTATCTGCGTTCAATCCGAAGAACGTGAACTGTGCAACACAAACACCATTGCTGCCGTGGTGGTCATAGTCGAGATCTGCTCCAAACGGCATGTCGAGTCTGTCCACCCACACCGCCTCAAGTCCGGCTGGCGGCACGTTGCGATCTCGGTCGAGTGGGGGCTGACCCGTATCGGACTGGATCTCCAACACCAGCGGTACCATATTTCTTGCTATCGACTGCGCCTCGGCATACAGAGCTTTGTTGCGCTGGTTCAAGTACGAGGGCAGCGCGATCGCAGACAGCACGCCGACAATCGCAATTGTCACTAACAGTTCGATTAGCGTGAATCCTGGTTGACCATAATCAGTTCGTTCGTCCATATCAGAATAAATACTAGCGATCGGACTCCAAGAGGCGATCGCGGTTAATTAGGTGAAGAACCGAATACCAGCGAGAGTAACTTGCTGAGGGTTCGCAGGAGAGCCAAGGGCGTTAAAGTTTATGGCTCCGTCCGTGCCGCATCCAAGAACGACGTTAGCATTTGTGCCAAAATTCTCGACCGGATATCGCATCGTACTGGATGGCCTGAACCCAACTGGCAGCGTGCAGATTGCGCCAGCGGCAAAAGCTAGTGGTCTACTAGCATAGCCCCGCATCAGGACTTCTCCGCGAATTTTTGTATACTGACACGCCTGAAAGCCAGCAGCGTTAACCCAGCTATTCTGGAACGAAACCGCTGCCCAAACGGGTGCGCCATTGGTATCTGCAAGCTGCCAAAAGCCGCTGGCGTGAATAAACTCAGCCCACTGGGTTGATCCCAGTGCCAGAGTGCCGTTCAAACTGATGCCATTCGTGTCTTGGAACGCGATGACATTTGCGCCTGCATTGTGGACGCGAACTCGCTGTCCATTGCTGCCACTGGCAATCTGAGGGTTAGAGGTCAGCGTGATGTTCGCTGTCGAGGTGACAGGACACACCTGAAACGCCACGCCTGACGTGATGGCGATCGTGGTTCCGGCGACCAGCGCTTGACTGGAGTTGAGGATCGGAGTGGCAGTGTCGCCGACAGCAGCTCTAATTGCTCCAAGCATTAATCCTTCCTTTTGCCAATCGCAATAATTTCAGCAACGCGCTCGATGATTGGCGTTATTTTCTTGAGCGCTTTACCCAGCCGCTTAAACAGTTTCTTCAAGGCTACAGCCCTCCCCAATAGAATTGCAAGGTTGTATTGGACGCAGCAGACGCCCGAATCCTAATCGTCTGCACAAAGAAGTCCCTGAAGTCGAATGCCAGAATCACCTTACCCGTTGTCGCATTTAGGGTGGTCGGATCAACACTCGCGCCCAGCGTGTCACCAGACAGCCGCAAGATTGAGTCTGACGGGGGAGCAGTGAAATGAGCGCCAGTGTTCAGATGGATCTGCATATCTGCACTGGCATTGCAGCGAGTTGATATCTCAAAACCGTTCAGGTTGGCTGCACCAATGTTATTCACCTGAAGCCGAAAGCGGGTCAGGGTGGGGATTTCGATAAAAGTGCCAGTGGATGCAGTGAGGGCGGTGCCGCCGACGACAGCAAGGTTCGTCGGGTTGCCGAACGATGCGCCTACGGCTGCTCCTGTGTCCACCTTGAAACGATCGCCTACTAGAGCCGTGGGAAGTAATGCCTGAATAGCAGCGGCGATCGCCGTCAGCGCCGGATCTCTGCGAATCAAGTCATCCCCAGCCCCTCCGTTATCTTCCACCCGCATGGTGCGCGGGGTGTTCGTCCCGTCAATGTAAGTGCGTCCTACAATTGTCATAGCTATCCGTTAGGGTCTACTTGACAATGCCCAATGTGCTCAGACAGTGGCGCAGGCATACCCACAGCGAAGCCCTGCAACAAAAGGTCGCACTGTGGGTATGGACGCACCATCTCGTTCAACTCAGATATCAACGAGTCTGATTCGACCCACTCGGCAATACACAACAATCTAAGATCGTGACAAATGCTGAACAACCCTCGGATAACAGCCCGATGTTTTGAGCTGTCCAGAACTCTAATCACAAACCCGCCGTTTATCTTTAGTCCGTCAATCTCTAGATTCACGATTGAGTCTAGATTTGAGTAACCTATCCCAATATCGTCAAGCAAAATGGGAGACAATAGCGCCATACGCATCACGCTATCCCCAATTACTCGATAGTCGAGAGGCTGAGACTCAAGTACTTCTAGAATCAAACACGGCTCGATTAAACCGGACAGTACATCACCAACCCGGTCAGGTAAATCTTTATCGTGCAGTGATGCCGCCGTTAGATTAACTGTAATTCTAATGTGCAGGTATCCACACGCTCTGAGCATCCGTAAATCATCGACAACTTGCCGCAACACCCAGGCATCAAGTGCGATCGCCAGCGTGTCAATTTCAAGAACGTCTGGAACGAACTGAGCCGCTTCAATGACACTCCCATCAGACCGGGACATCCGAATCAGAGCCTCAAACATTTTTGCAGGCTGCCCCAGTTCTGACGGACGTTTTACTGGCTGATAGTAGACTCGCAAATCGCCACCGCCAGCCCGCAGTGCGTCCCACACTTTTTGTTGTATCTGGTTCATCAAACGAAAACTAGATTCTGGGATCTGGACATATCCAAACCACCTGTGATTGCTGCAATCACAGGCTGGCTGTTTACCCACAGCGAGGTGCGATTGTTAACATCAAGCACGGCGGCGCGACAGTAGTATGTTCCCCTGGTCAGATTCTCGAAACGACACTCATTGGTGCCTGCGGGCACTAGTCGAGTGTCCTGCCATACAATCCCATCGCGGGAATATTCAACATACACGCCGCGCAGGACGGACGCACTGGCTCCAACAACCCATCGGATGATCAACGTGTACTGCGGAGAAACAGACGGGTCAATCGCCTGTACAGCGATCGCCTGCCCCAAAACAGATTGAAGTGGTTCTACAACAGGTGGAATCGTAAACCGAGTTGGGGTCGGATCAATGGCTATATCATTCTCAATGGCAAGCCATTTGTTCGCATCGTACTGGATGCAGTTGATGTCGATTTTTGTCGGGTCTTGCTGCGGGCGGACTGAGAGCACTCTAAACAGTTGAGCTTTCACCGAAGGCGACTGAATTACCCAATTCGATTCAGCCTGTGGGAGCTGCGAGAACGGCGGCCACACCTGTACCACATTTGACGTGACATTAACGCCGATCGTCCGGGTTTCGAGCAATCCGTTTGGCAACATGACAGAAAGCGTCATGCTCGTATTTACGGTGACTGTCGCGTCTAATCGAATCGTGTTAGAGTTAATAACTTGTCCGATCAACCCGCCATAGCGAACGTTGGCAAAGTTTGAGTCTGCGACTTGAATCACTTCACCGGGTCGGCAGTATGCAGCGTAGCTTCGAGCGGTGAAACTTAGCGATCGCGTTTCATTCTTCGAGCTGTACAGAATCCATCTACTATTTCTAATCGCTAGAGATCTTGAGGTGCACCCAAAAAAAGCAACCTCAACATCGCGGACACCATAGCGGTTGATCGCCTCAATATCCTCGACTACTTCCACAGCCCGTTGGTAATAGTCATTCGGGTCATTCCAGACACCTCTAACAATCGTATGCCGAGTGCGGACAGCCGTTGAGGAATAAACGAAATCCCCTACCACATCAGCCTGTGTGAACTGATGATGACTCACCGGAGTTGGACGATCTTGCCAGAACTTTACGGTACCCTCCGCCCAGTATGCCCGCATGTGGCACGCCGAGCAAAAGGCGTTGATTACATCCCACGCTTTTTCAGCGGAGGCGATTTGAGTGTTGCAGGAATATCGGCGCTCAGATCCGCCGAATCCCGTAGGTACATACCCATTGTTATAAACAGACGCATCATACAGATCCCACTTGTCGATTAAAGAGTCATCCAAGTATCGACCCAGCCCATAGCGCCGATTTGTCAAAATGTCGAACAGTTGCCAAACCGGGTCACTGGTGGCTGTTGCAGGTGTATAGAAATTGCCGTCCCACACGCCTGAGAAGTTCAGCCCGCGATCGCCTGCGACAATAGCATTCGTGGGAATCCGAACACGCCGTCCACCAACTCGATACTGACGAGACGGGATCGAGCTGAACTGGTCTGGGCTAAACTGAAGCCCGATATACGCTGTATACGGATAATTCAACTTATTGGTCGTGACCTCGGTATAGCTAATCCACCGAACCACCTGAATTGTGCGAGACGAGTTGGAATCACTTGAAATACGCCTCAGTCGGATCTGAAAATTGCCGACCGTACCAGACTGGTTGTTTACCTTGAAAGCGTGCTCAAACTCAGTCAGTCCACTAAACTTAGCTTTCAGATTTTTTCTGTAGCGAACTGTCCAGGGCGCGATGCCCTGCTTTATTTCGATCTGGTACTCTACGTTCGTCCCCTTTACATCTCCATCCTCCTCATACTTCACGAGTTGGATGCCCAGGCGAACACGTATGACATCACACTCCGTGTTCACAAATGCGCGAGTCGCTGGGCCGGACGCATTCTTGATTTCAATATTTACAAAAGTCTCATTGCTGATCTCAACTCCTTCGTCTGAGATAATCTGCTGCGTTGCGTTCCCGCGCCGGAACTTATACCGGAAGCCCACAAAGTTGAGTGAGTTATTTGGGTTCTGGACAGGCGTCTCAGATAGATAAATCCCTTTACGAGCACCAATCAGCCCTTCAATCGGGCCCTCTGAAACAGCCTCCAAGACGTACGCTCTTGAGGTCGATCGCCCGTCGTCATCGGCCTCCTTTGGGCTGGACGCATTTTTTCCGCCGCCTCCGTTGTGAACACGCAGCCCATGTTCGCCAACCAGGAAGCTGTGGTAGTTCTCAACTCGCAGATTCCATACGGGTGCCACGCCACGCAGTCTAGATCGCTCCAGAGGTCTAACCAGGTTTTCTCTATCAAATAGCGCAGCGTCTCGGCCAAGCTTGCCTATCTCCTGAAACGCCCCGCCATCGGTCAGAAACCAGTGGATCGGAGTTGCTGCTATGGTGCCGCCCCAGTAATCGTACTCCCACACCTCGTGGTTTCCGTGGAACTCTAGCGTTGCTTTGGCTACATGCAAATCGCCTTTTGAGTCAAACGCTGATACCCATGTACCCTCCGCCACATCCTGGATTTCTACAGTGCCATCTAGCGTGTGGATTAGCGTGCCGGACGGGAAACACCCCCCGCCTGATCCAAAAACAAGCCCGTCCACATGGCTTGACGGGATGGATGCAACAGCCTTAGTGCGGCGACGCCTAACCTTCGTCATCGGAATCATCCTCAATCATGTACGACCGGATCGAGGCACTGAGCACCTGACTACCAACGAGCAGTTCTCCATACACGACTGGCAGACGACCCCCTTGAGTCGTCGTATTGACCCCGCCATTAAAAATTAACGATGGTTTGTTTTTTGCATCATTCGGGTCAGGTGCTTTGGGCTGGTTAAACAGTTCCATGATGCCGGACAGTGCCAGACTACCCCCGATCAGTGCGACGGATGCCGCCGACAACCCCAGGAAGCCCACGCCAGTCGCACCCAAAACAACCAGACCGATTCCAAGCAAAATTTTGCCGAATGCCCCACCTCCACCCAATGGCGTTGGCGCTATCGTAATTGTCTGTTTTCCAGTCGGCATCGAGACGTGCTGTTGCTCAATAGCCCAATCCCCGACAGTAATCTGGAAACCTACCCCACGCTCATGCGCGACGACCATGTAGTTGCGAAATGTCGGGAACGCTGACTCAAGGGCCCTGATCGCTTCTTTCACCGATCCAACGTTTAATCGGATCTCAGAAATGAACCGATCTGCCAACTCATCTTTCAACACAACAGTCACCATCGGCATTACAAAAACGCCTCATGTCGAAAGGTAAACCGTGCAACCTCCTGCCAGTGCCCGCCGTACACTCTGGTTTCTGACAGGCGATCGCCGTTCAGCAAGTGCAGCAGCACCGGACGATCACCGACTTCCACAATCACGCCGCAGTGGTGCGGAATCTCTGACTCGATAGCCATGATCGGTACGTCATACAGCCGCAACGGTTCAGTCGGATCGATTTCCACAAATCCGATCTGCGGCATATACTCTGTGAACGTGGCCCAGGCACCGCCACGTAGCTGGATAGCTGGCTCCGGTGCCCTATCAAAATCAGGCAGTTCAATATTTAAGAATCCACGGTAGAAATTCCGCAACAGCGTGTAGCAGTCCGCCCTCGCCCACACCCAGCGCCAGCCCAGGTAGAACTCTAAATCTGTTGGCTGCCCAATTCGGGGTTGCAGAGGAAACGGATTTAGCCCAGCAGGATCGTAAAAATCCCAAACCCTGTCCAACCTGTGGAACATGGCAATCGGATTCATCAACGCTCGTCCAGTGTTGATGTCCATGTAAGACAATTCAGCAGGCTGCGTTTCAAGCACATGGCTGTGGTAAACCGATTGAACAGACATGCCGTTGTCAGACAATGCATCGTACGCCTTTCGGTCAAACGCAAAATAGTTGGCTGTGTCGCCAGCAACGTTTTGGAGCGGCGCGACCGTAAGCATTCCAGACGGGTCAACGCAGACAGCACCACAGATTTCCTCATCTGGGTTTTCGTCAGCGAGTGCTTCAATCTGCAATCGGATTTCGGATGAGTAGGGCAACATCTGTGATGGGCGAAACACCCTAGACATTACCCAGCGGGCGCTAAAAACGTCTCAGTCCTGGGAAGCCGCCGAAAGGCAAAACTGAGTTTTTACCGAATCGTCTGGTGCAGGCTGTCACAGACTTTGAACAGTCATCCAGCGACGGGTCTAAGGTTCGCTTATTGTCCAAAGTGAAATACGTGGTGCCGACATAACTGCACTCAGCGGAGCGATACACCCACGGGCACTTTGTACCGCATGGTCGTCCCGGCACGGACTCGTCTACAAAGTCAATTGGTGCAGACAGCTCAAACTCCAGCATCTTTCCAGGGATCTCCTGAATACGCTGGCTGATTACATACAGTCCGTCCAGCCTCAATGCTGCGGGATCTGCGGTTGTCTCTGAGTCGAGATATCGTTTCAGCGTCCGATAGACAGCTAGTCTGGCACCCTCAAGCCCGTCATAGTAATAGACCAGGTTGGAAATACCTTTCGTCGTGTCATCCACACGCAGCTTTGGTCTGGCTAACGACCCTTCAGATGACATCTCTTCACCGGACAGTTCGCAATTTACTGGCGTGTATTGGACGCCGCCCATAACCACACCAACGCCAGCCGTAAAGTACGCCGTTTCTGCCAAGTTACGACGGTTGAAGTTTGTCATGCGAAACAGCGTCAGTACGGCATCATGTTCAAGCTGCTGAAGCGATGGGAAAAAAACTGTCATGGTGCGGGGGACCTTTCAAATTCTGCGGAGAACCCCCACAGCCCGACGGTTCCGTACCACTGCCAGCGCCATTGCGTGCAGGTATATTGAGCGTTCTGAAAAACAAACCGTCTTCCGTCACGCTCGATTAGGAACGCCTGCACTTCCGTATATCGCGTCGTGTTGATTTGCACGAACCAGGTACGATCCGTCCGGTTCACGTCATACAAAACCGGGCGCTGCTGGATTCCCTGAACTCGCGCCGATGGCGATCGCACTTTGGTGCGATAGCTGGACTCTCGTGCTATCGATATTGGGAATGTCGGGGGTGGCATTGCGTCGGGTATGGTCTTTTGAACCATACCCACACACACATGGAACCCTTCAACCTTCAGTCGGCAAAGCCATTAGCGTTTCTCTCACCGGAACAAATCACATGGGTTCAGCACCAACTAAAGCGAGGTGCATACCTGGAAAAAGTGGACGGCATCGTGGGGCCTGCCACACTGAACGCTCTAAAGTCGTTCAAATCTGATTTCTACCTTGAGCATCCAGAGTTGATCGGCAACACAACTCTCAAGGCTCTGTCTGAACTCGACCCACCGGATAAAGTCACTGAGCAAGCAACCGAGATTATTCTGACGGTGAACGCAGCCGCCGGATCTAGAACAGGTCGATCCGCCACACTGCCGGGAGCTGGGCTGGTCTACGCAAACCAGTGGATCAGACCCGGCATCCCACTTACGTGGGGCGAAATGACTAAAGATATGACACGTCTCCCAACCGACAAAACAGTAGTCGCCAACATTGTCAACTTTGCCGCCGCATTTGGACAGATTCGAGCCAAGTTTGGTTCTCCTATTGCAATCACGTCTGGGTATCGCCCAAAGGCAGTAAACGATGCGATCGGCGGAGCATCCAAATCTCAGCACGTACCTGGCAAGGCTGCGGACATCCGCCCAGCTAACGGCGAATTCGACAAGCTCTTAGCAGTTCTCAAATCAATTGATGCGGTCGGAGGCATTGGGCTAGGCGAGAAAGCTGGCGGGTTTCTCCACGCAGATACCAGGGAGAAGCGAGTCATTTTTCCATACGGTAGCCGCTGATGCACAAGACAATCACCGTCGAATGGATTTTTCACGGACTGGCGATCGCCATGCTGCTGCGCGGGTTCTTCTCTGGAGCCGACATGATGCAGGAGGCTACCACAGCAGGGGTCATCATCGCGCTAGGTCGAGGATTGCCAACCGAAAAGGTTGACCATGTACTCGACAAGTACGACCGTCCAATCTTTCCTAGCGACCCACCGGATGACGCCTGAATCCAATTGGGAGAAATCCATTTTTAATTGGGAGAAATGCCAATAGCCAGGCATGACAGACCACACTGTCAGCACGAATGACACACCCAATGACAGCCTAAAACCCTTGCCCACCAAGGGTTGTTTTTTATCTGTCGAGAGTATCTGTCATGACCTGTCATGGTGCTGTCAGAGCGTGTCAGACAGGCTGGAAGTATTGATATATATAGCGTTTGGCGACCTGTCATGACTGTCTCGCAGTTTCACAATAAAGAAACGTGTAAAAAACGGCTGAAACAGGAGGAAAAGGGTTCAAATGTACTATCGCTGAGAGGGTCTGAGGTGCTGGCGGAAGCATCGGGAAACATAGAGGTGTCCACAGTCAAAAGAAAAGTGGAATGGAAAAGCCTTTCATATATTTCTCTAATTCTCTAGACCCATTTTTGAGTAGTACATTTGTATTTTTTATCCCTCTTTTAGCCCTCTCAGACACTATTTTTTTATTGCAAATGGGCGAGACAGTCATGACATGTGTCTCAACCCCTTGTGTGGTAACGGTTGTAGCCTGTCTGACTAGCTCGGACACACCCATGACAGGTCATGACAGATACTTTTTTGGAATAAAAAAGAACCCTTGTATATCAAGGGTTCTAGCTGTCTCGCTCGTATGATGCGTGGTCTGACGGGTCTGCCTGTCACGCCTCTGTCAGGGCATTTCTCCCAATTAAAATCATATTTCTCCCAATTGGTTTTACTTGTTCCACAGATCTGCCTTTTCCTGTCTGAAGCTGTAAAACGTGTTTGCGCCAACTACGATGTGATCGAGCACTGGCAGATGCATTACCTTTGCTGCATCTAACATACGTTTTGTCAGTTCCACATCCTGTGGAGACGGGTCAGGGTTGCCAGAAGGGTGATTGTGCGCGATAACGCAGGACGCGCCGTTAGCCGATATAACAGCCTTAAACACTTGCTGGGGCGTGACAATGCACTCATCAACCGATCCTTGGCTGACTGTTTTTATCGAGATCACGTCGTATTTTGTAGTCAATACGATAACCACGAGTTTTTCTGTGGTTGCGTGCGCCAGATCGTATTTGAGTAGCGCGTAAATCGATTCTGGGTTGTTGATCCTGATTTTTCCGGGGCTTGCAAGAAAAACCCGTTTTCCAAATTCTGTAGCAGCAAGTAGCCTAGTGGCCTGAGCGCCCGTTAAGCCCGCTGTGGTCAGCTCGTAGTGGGATGAGTTGCGGAAGCGTGCCCACGCCTGTTCCTGGTCGAATAACCCAACGTTCAAGCAGATATTTTCGACGACAGAGGTTGCCGTTTCCACAGTGCAGCCAACAACGGCTGAAATTAGCTCTGCGATCGCCGTAGCCTGCGGTTCATGTTGGACACGCAAGGTCGTCCACTGGGACTGCGATGAATCTGCGACTCTCCAAAATGACATGACTGAACTCCTGAGTGACGAAATGGCTATCAAAAAGCCGCCCTTCGGAGGGCGGCGTGGTGAGCGGAGCGGACTACGGCAGATAATCCTCGATAATCTCCAGCAACTCCTCATAAAGCCCTGGTTGCCGGATCAAATTGACCAACACGCAGAAGTGTCTAACGTCCAGTGGACCTCGTTCAAAAGCGTTTTGAATGCGTCCCTGCCACTGGTTGGGGTACTCAAACATGCAACGAGCCGCCGCCGTAAAGGTGTCAAGTGCAGACGGGTCGTTGACGAGAGATTGAATAGACAACGAAGTCGCGTGTGTCCCTACCCTCAGCGAAGCGGGGTAGGGCTGTAAGCGAGGCTGTGTAGCGGAGCGGAGCAGCCAATCAAGCTATAGGCGAGTCTTGAGCCTTAATGTATTCCTTAAGTTTCTCAATTGGCGCTCCACCTGTTGAAGCCACATAGTAAGAGCCTGACCAGAAAGACTGTTTTGTGTACCACTTTGAGAACTCTTCAGAAAACTCTTTTTTGACCATGCGGCTAGTTGCCGCCTTGAGAGAACCTGCAACAGCGGCAATCGACTGTTTGGGATGAAAATCGACTAGCAGGTGAATATGATCCGCTTCTCCAGAACATTCCAACAATTCACAGTCCATCGTTCTACAGACTTGCCAGCACATTTCTCTAATCCGTTCCAGCATTGCAGCAGTAATTGCTTTGCGCCTGTAATGGGTAACGAATACGAAGTGTAACCGCACACTAAAAACACTGTGTGAACCCTTCCTAGCCTTCATTGCAAATACCCCACCTGCAAGATATAATGCTCTTATGATGACACGCAGAGTTACCTTTAGGCTGTATCCATCTGAAGCGCAAACGGCAAAGCTGTTTGAGGCTCGGAGGCTTCACGCCTATCTCTATAACGCTTGCGTTGAGCATCGTAAAACGAGCTATCAGAAGTTTGGCAAGTCCATCAGCTATTTTGATCAGCAAGCCGCGCTTGTACCGTTTAAGGCTGATTGGCAGGAGTATAGAGCGCTCAATCATGGCTCATTGCAAGCCACAGTGAAGCGGGTTGATTTTGCCTTCCAGCGCTTTTTCAAAGGACTGGGTGGGTATCCCAAGTTTCAAGCGATTCGCCGTTACTCTGGCTGGACATACCCTGATGCCCGTCAAGGCTTTAAGGTGCATTCAGACGGCAAGAATGGATACTTGGAATTGCGGGATCTAGGGCTAAAGCTCCAGATGCGAGGGCAAGCGCGAACTTGGGGCGCTCCCACGACTTGCACAATTGTCTATCGTAACGGGCTATGGTTTGCCAGCATCACGGTAAATTGCGAGGTTGCGCGCAAAACCGGCAATGGCGCGGTAGGAATCGATTTTGGCGTACTGACGGCTGCGGCATTGTCAAATGGAACCAAGATCGAAAACCCGCGCTTCATTGCCAAAACGCAAGCCAAGGTTCGCAAAGCAAGCAAGGCAAAGCGTCGCAAGCGCTCACCCAATCTCAAGCAAAAAGTTAAAGCGTCAAAACGATGGAGGAAAGCGTCTAAGCGGGTATCAAAGCTGCAACGCAAAGTTGCAAATCAGCGGCAGAACTGGGTACATCAAGTCTCTACACAGATAGTCAGCAGTAATAGCTTGGTAGCGACTGAAAAGTTAAACCTCAAAGGGATGACTCGCAAGGCGAGGAAAGGAAAACGCAAGGCGCAAAAGTCAGGGCTAAACCGCTCCATTCTGGATGTTGGGATGGGGATGTTGCGCGCTGCGATTGCGTATAAGTTGGCGGAAGCAGGGGGTTTCTTTGTGGAGGTGCCGACGCTCACGGTTAAGCCTTCTCAGACTTGCCCCAGTTGTGGTCATCAGGAGAAAAAACCACTTGAGCAGCGAGTGCATCATTGCCAGCAATGCGGTTATGTGGAGGATAGAGATGTGGCGGCTGCTCAAGTCATGCTCAATTGGGCACGGGGTAAGGAACTTGCCTCGTCAAACGTGGATGGGTCTGGCTCTACTGACTGCGGAAGCATGAAGCAACTAGCCCAAACGAAGCGTCAGAAACTCCTAGCTCAGCGAAGCGGCTAGGAGTAGTTCATGCCTGTCTTTATTTTATCACTATCACCAATCGTAACTGCGATCGCCAATCCATCCCAAGCGTCGTCTGTAGGATGCATGGTAGCCAAGTCAAACCGAGCCTTCATCACGTCGCGCATTGCTGGCTTGGGCGTGTTGCCTTTTCCAGTAATTATCTTTTTTACCTCGCCAGGAGTCACCCACAGAGGGATTGCGCCAAATTCATACAGGGCGAGTGATACGGCTCCGAATGCCGAAACAACCTCAAACCCGCAGCGTGTGGTGCGGAGGTCTGGTTTTTCAATGGCGATCTGGTCTGGTTTCCATGCTTCTACCAGGTTCGTCACTTCATTTCCGAGCTGTTTCAGTCGCTCGACGTAGTGATCTTTTGGAGACGTGGTGATGATGCCGTGGGCCAGGTGCTCACATGACCCGTCTTTATTTCTTTTTACAACGCCCCAGCCGAGCGTTGCATATCCAATATCGATTCCAACGTGAATAGCCATTATTTCTCATCCCAGGATTTGCAACAGGTTGACACCGGATCGATGTCCATCTCATCCGGTTGAATCGAGCTAACGAACAGTGACATCGCCGCCCGCATCTGCGTCTGGACGAACGTAGCGACCTCTTTCTTAAACTCTTCCTTACACACCACGTCAAGCTCGTCGTGTGCCATGTTTGCCATGTACGCACCCCACTCAGGGTGTGCCAGGAACCCCAGGTATAGCCCAGCCATCGACAGTTTCACCACATCCGCCTCTGTGGATGTCCAGACGAACGAAACTGCGTCTGTCGCCTTTACTGAGGGCGGATCATTGGGGCGGTAGTCCGAAATCATTTTCTGCATCCACAACCGCCGACCGCTCAACCCTCTGTTCTCACCGTAGACAACGCCGCCGAACTCGATTTCGATCTCATTGATGTCGTCAACGATAGCGTCCTGCTCCTCACTAAGATCCGCGTATGTTTCATGCCACGCCTTGGCTGCGTCTTTTGCAGCATCATCCGCAAGCTCAAAGCCTGCGTCAGTTAGAACGGTCGCCTGTAGCGTTTTCCAGCCCTGCTTATTCAGCGACCCGTAGTAGACGGGTTTAGCAGCGTTCCGCAGCTTTCCAGCCATTCGGAAGTTCTCATGGCTCTTGTCTTTACGCCACTTGGCGATATCGTCTACCGTCCAGTGTAGTCCCTGCGACTGGGCCAGCCGTGCTGCGATAATACAGTGGTTGTCATATCCGTCCAGATATGATTTCAGAATCACCTTGTCGGCACTGACCTGCGCCGCAATTCTGCTGTGGGCCTGGCTTAGGTCAGCAATGATGAGCACATACCCATCAGGTACTCGAAAGATCGATCGAACCTGCGACAGTCCTAGCGCCCGTATCTCTGCGGGCATTTTCATTGGATTCGGCGGGTTCTGTAGGTTCACGTTCGGGAAATTCTGCCGCTTGGGGTCTTTATCCCCACACAGCGATCGCCCAAATCCCTTTGGTCCAAGCTGACGAAACGCACCGCGCACGGCCCCGTCAAAGTATGCCTGCTTACATCCGCGCAAATAGTCGATGTATGTGGTCATCGACCGCCACAGCGAGAGCGCTTTTAGAGCGGGAATACCCCAGTGGGGAGCCAGCCCGTCCTGGTCGCTGCTGGTCAGGTGTAGACTGTACTTCTGATTAATAGCCGAGATCAGTTGCTTCGGACTGTCTGGGTTCACATGAGGAAAATCAGATTTGAACGGCGCGATAATGCCTTCGCATTCTGCCTGGTAGCGAACTATCAAATCGTCCAGCCTCGCCTCATCGACCGGAAACCCTCGGTATTCCATCTGCACGAATGCAGGCAGAGCAAGACACTCAGCATTAGCTGGGCCTGTTAGCAGATCACGCTCCAACATTTCGGTCAAACGGCTTTCAATCGTCAGCACGTCAAGGCAATCGGCGGCTGCGTAGTTCAACTGAGAGATCCGCAAATCCCAGCCCCAATCTGACTTTTGCGCCTGCTTGTCCATTTCAATCCCGCATCGGGCGGCGATCGCTTCTAGCCCGTGTCTAACCTGAACCAGCCCAGCCCACATCACCTGGGACAGAAGCATCACGTCGCGTACGTTCTGCGCTTGAATGCCGTACTTTACGAGCAGATAGAGGAGGTCGAATTTTAGGTTTTGCCCAACTTTTTGCACCTGTGGACTTTCCACAAGCTTTTTCAGGATCGAAAAGAACCCTGCGGTTTCTAGTGTCTTTGCGATCGCCTTTTTATCATCGTTGTGTCCGCCGAGATCTGCGATTATGCACCGTCCTTCCGGCAGTCCGATTTGGATGAGTCGAATGTGCCCCTTCCAGGGATTCAGCGCATCCTGAGCATTGTCGGAGGTACTGAACGTCTCAATGTCCAGACCGAAGCGATCGGACTGCTCCCAAGCTGTCAGTGCGGCATTCCAGCCTGCGTCACCGAATCGGACGATGCGGGGGTCTATTTCTACGTCTTCGGCAAAGAACAAAGATTGCTGGTTACTGAGCATCAATCTTCTCCGTAGTTGCCAGCGCCAGTGTGGACGGGTCAGTAATCCACGGCATCCAGCCGAAGATTCTCACCCAACCCAAACGGTTGATGCTTATGATATATGGGCGTTTCGAGTTCACCGCTTGAGCTGACGGGCTGGCGTGCGTCCAGATCACGGGATCTCCTAATCTCAGCAACACGCCATCTTTCCCGACGACCGAATTTGTCCACATCGGGGTCAACTTGCGCTGATCCTCTGTGGGTACAAACGGAGCCTTGCGCCGCCTGGGTTTGCGCCGCGTAGATTTTTTGAACCCTGCGCCATGTACTGCTAGTTCGGCACCGCTCGGTAGCGTGCCTACCTGTACGCCTGCAACACAGTTTTTCTCTACGGTGCCGTAGTAGTAATCAACACCTGAGTCACTCAGGACTACTCGGTTTTCAGGCGTGTAGGCGTCCCTGCCTACCAGAATCCACACCGGGGTGTTTCCATCTTTTCTAGCTTTAGTGGTGCGCTCTATCACATGGGTTGTGTCGATTGGCGAGTCCTGGATGATAAACAATGTTCTCGACCCGTTAGCCAGCTCCAGTAGCACGTTGTTTTTTCTATCCCTGGAGTCAAGTCCTACATTCAGTGATTTCAGTCCTACGAGGTCAGAAAACATCTCCTGTAGACACTGCTTGAAAAGCAACACAGTGTCATCTGTATCTACACAAAATCGATTGTCGCCTGCGTGCTCAAAATGCGGAATAGCGCATCCATCGCCTGTCTTCCGGTAATTCACATTCACCCATGCGTTCGCCTGAGACAGACAGTGTGGGCAGAATAGGGCATTGCTGCGGGCGAGTGACCGCATCTGGGCCCCAACCTTCAGGCTAGGCACACCTATCGCTACCTTCTTTGAGGGTGTGAACAGGATATGCTCACGAGTTACTGCTACCAGCATATTTTTTGAGGATCAGAGGTTCGAGTTCTAGGACTGGAGCACCCACAATGTCCGGCTGAAAGAGAATCGCGTTGAGTCCATCCTGGAACCCTACGATTACACCTGTCATGCCGACAGATGCGGAGAAACCCGTTTCAGCAATCTCATCCAGTATTTCTTTGGCTTCGTCTAGGTGCAACGCAGAGATATCAATCGCAGCGCGATCGCCAACGGTGAAACCATAGCCGGACTCGGATGTTTGGGTGCCCGTTCCTATATCGTCTTCTGTTTGATTCTGTATGTCAATGGTTTCATCGCACAAAGGCGATTCTTCTACGGGCGAAACGTCCTCCACAGGTTCGGGCGGTGGTGCATCGGGTGGAGCGGGAACGTCTGTAGCGTTCTGGGCAAAATAGGTCACGATGCCGCGATCATTCTCTTCAATACGCCCGCGTCCAGACTCCTGAAGCTGTTTCAAGATGCTTAACGTCAAATCACCAACGGATACACCACTCTCCTTGGCCATGCGCTGGAGCGTGGATATCTTGCGGTAAATTTCCCGCATCGTTACGCCGCCAGCAAAACTCTCTGCGTACTCCTGGATTCGGAACGCCAGCGATGTCGGTTCACCGCTCTCGTCAGCCCGTGCCTGCATTAGCAGGTTTTGGCGCAGGTAATACTTGCACAGCAAAATCGATCGCTCTAGCGTGGGAAGCTGGAGCAGCAGGTTGTCCTTAGACGGGTCAGCCGCGCACTCCATGCAGTGCAGAACCAAAGCTAAGCGGCAGACGTATGCCTTCAACTTTGCGATGAAATTTCTGATAGCTTGCCTCTTCTCACGGAACCTGAGTTCGGCAAGGACGTTGTGGAACTGCACCAGCCTTCTATCGCTCTCATCCGTCAGCCGTACATCCTGCTGTGGAAAGGATTCCAGACCGTTGAAAATTCTATTCAATACCTCGTGTAGTGCATCCTTCTTGTCCTGCCGATTCTCTTTGTAGTCACGGTATGCGACCTCTGATTTTGGCGCAGCAATCAAAAATCGGGCCCGCTTACCATTGTCATCGTCGGGATCTTCAAATACCTTTTTGGCTACACCGGGCTGAAGCCCACCTGCCATCGACAGACGCGGGTTATGGATGGCGAACGTGCGATCTTCGTCCATCCGGTTGACGCTGATCTGATTCGCGTCCCACAGCCCCAGCATGACCTCTACGTCATCCCCGCCGCGAGACTTGTACTGTCCAAGACCTCGGATAATTCCGGCGAACTCGTCCTTTGCCCACAAGGTGCCCGCGTTCTTTGGTTGCTGGGATAGCCCTTTTAGGACGGATTCAATTTGAGCGATGTCAAACTTGTAATTCCTGCGCCTCGGCGCTGTGGGCACATCCCCGTCACCGTCCCCGTCTTCACCTTTCTTACGTTTGCGAGACGTTGCCTGGGCATACTCTTCACGCGCTCTTTCATATCTCTCGTCAGCGAGTTTCTGTCTATCCTTAATCGGCTGAAGCATCGCGGATTCTGCGCGGGACTTACCGCCGCCAGACTCCTCAATGATCAAAGCCCAGATTACGGCTGGCTCTTTCCAGTGGTTGTTGTCCGTTGCACCTTCCTGCACAATCAGGTTCGTTCTGCCACCGATCATGGATGCCGCCGATGGCAATAAATACTGAAGCAGCATTACTGGGCTTATGCCCATGCGCTTTGCACGGAAATCCATCGACTCCGCCAAGTCGCTAGGAAGCACGTCCTTTAACTCAACGTGCTGGTCTGCATACTGATACAGCTTGGCGATCTCCGAGCTGTCCACGAACATATCGCGGTCAACCTCTCGGAGGTCGCATCGCACCCGGTACATTTGCAAAAGCGTCTGCGGGTTTCTCGCAGAGCGTTCTGCGATATCCAGGACTTCCTTAATCGCCTGTCCCTCATTCAGGTGCCGTTTTACCAGCGCGTCAATGCACTGGCTAACTTCTTCGAGCGTGTGGATGCGGCGATCGCCCCCGCCATTCCCGTTACCGCCATTTCCGTTATCCCCGCCTCCGCTGCCGTTGCTCCCACCGCTACCGTTCCCATTGCCGTTTCCTCCGGCTACTGGAGTACCGTTGCGGCTGGGCGGATCATACGGCACTGTGGACGGCGCACTTAGCGACGTTCTTATGTCCGCCGGGCACTTTTCCTGAAATAATTCTGGAACGAGGTGTTTCACTTTTTTCCACGCGGCTTCTTCGCCGCCCCCAAAGGTACAGGCAGGGCTGGCGGAGTTCCACCTAGCCGATTTAGCAATTCTCGTGGCGCGACCTGCGTCCACACCCATCCGCTCTCCAGCCGTCACCGTCAGTACAATCGGGTCGCCCGTTGTGGGTATCCCGTTCGCGCTACACCAGTTCATCCAAGAAATCCACTCGTTGGCGGCAGCCGTTAGCGTGGCGCTGCGGTCTGACTCTGTATCGACCCCATTCAAAATGTCCTTAGACTTCTGACTACCTAGCCGTTCCAGAGCGATCGCATTTGGTGCATCGGACTGTGTGACCACTCCGTCAAACACGGCTGCTGATTTATTTTCAGAACGCCTAGCGTATAGCCCAATACTATCAAGCGTCGGTACTTCAATCAGAACCCCGAAGTTCTGAACAGTTTCGTACGCTCGTCCGCTGGGTCCCATAGTCGGGGACATGGCGCAGAAGCGTCCAACGGGCATCGCTTCGCCAATATGCTTGCCACCTGGCTCAAACGCAAAATTTGTGAACGCGGGCTTTTCTACCACAGCGACATAGACATGCCATCCGCCGCCCTGCGTCCGCTCTAACCACGCGCTTTTCAGGACGGGATACTTCTCAAGCCACTCACCGAAAACGCGATCGCTTTCTTCCTGACTATCAAAATTCTTTGCGTCCCAGTCAATCGGGACAAAGTGCCTGCCATCCGGCAGAACAAAACCCAGCGTGCCTACACCATTCTTCGAGTTAGCAAACCAGCGCTGGACTTCTCCTGCGGTAGGCACTTTGTTCTGGTACTTCGTGTGATAAAGCGGCTGCGGCACGCCCTTTGAGTCCAGCCAGCTTGGATTCTTGCCTGTGTAGCGAGGTAGCGCCTTTCCGTCCAATCCGACGACTACCTTACCATCCTTTTTCAGCGGGTACTTCGTAGCGCTCTGTACGGGTGCAATTGGGAGAGCAGGTAGTCCAGCCGCCTGTAGCCACCTAACGGTTTCTTTTAACGCGGGTTGTTTTGTCAGAAGCATGGTATAATTTAATTATTGATTATTGTTTTTTGAGTCCCGCCCAACCAGGCGGGATTTTTTTGTCCCCCTGGCGGGACACTTTCTACTAGGGTACACTCAACGGAACCTTCCGGTATGTCTTCACAGGATCACCACACTTCTTTTCCTTCCGCTGTGGAGGAAGCCTGCGGATCACCTCAAAATCTTCTACAACAAAGCGATCGCCTTCCAACGCGCATGTGAACTGGGTGATTGTTCCAGCGATACTTTGAGGGATCTGTTCGCCTGTCAATGTCAAGCTGAAATACTTCACACCTCCTTTCCGCTGATACAGAATCTTAACGGTGGCGCTAGATCTGCCAACGCGAGTCACCATTCCCTGCACCGTAAACAAGTCTCTCTCGACTGGGGTGTGCCGATCTGGAGTACGAAGCGTGATCAACATCAGGGATAGCCCGTCTCGCCCCTGCCGTGGATAAGCCTTGAACTGCTGAGACTGTGTGGGAATACCGTCTCTTTCCAGCACTCGCACCAGCAGCTTGCCTAATCGGACGGGTCGCTTGTCTAGCAGCCACCCACAGCGTTCGTGTCTGGACAACACCCCGGTTACAAGTCCTGCGGCGCAGAAAAGCGAATCTCTGTCTTTTTTTGGAATTTCAAAAATCTGCATACGGATCCGAGATCTGACTGCCTGTTCTGTATCGTAACAAATGACTCAAATATAGTCAATTGAATCATTTCAAATTTTTTGAAACCAAGTCGGTGAGGGACATTCCGACAATCTTGTTTAGACCCTTGTTCCCCTGTGGGCAGGTTGGGTCAATTAGGCAGGATGGGCACCCGAAATTACAGGCGCAGCTATGTGACAAGTCCAGCGATCGCTCACAGAACGTGACCATCTCCTCAAAGATGGATTGAACAGCACCGCTGCCGCCGGAACTGGTGTCATACAGCCGCACCTTGAAGGCGCTCCATCCGTTCGAGTCATAAAGCGGTGTCTCCGGTTCATCTACTCTTGCTTTTTTGGGTTGCTCAACCATAGCGTTTAGGTCATAACGGCTGAACAACGTCACCAGTGGCGTCGCAAACTTCATGCCGTGGGCGAACGAATGCAACCCTAAAAACACTGGGTCAGCGTCCCACAGAGGGTCTGCCCCATCCGCCAAGGCAACGTTGAGATCACCATTGAATATGTCAAGCGCTTTCGCTTTGGCAACCTCAACCTGCCGAATGATTTCCGAGCACATGTCCATGTCAAACTCGACCGACAAAACGGGTGCATCGAACCCGCTATGATAGGGCGCTTCAAACGTTTCCATGTTCACTACAGTCTTTTTCTTGTGAGCTTTCATTTTCATCCGGCATGACGCACACGTATCTCGTTCCGTGCTTTGGTCTTTGTTGTGCAATCCGCAGTTGGAGCGCCCACAGCGATGCGTCGTGACTTCCTCGACTTCGTTATAGCCGAACGTGGTTCTCACCACTCGCCCCCAGTCAAGGCTGATCCGGATTCTCCCGGTCACATCCTCCAAAATCTTAGGCTCCATTAAACCTTTCAACGGAGTGACGTTGAGCGAACCCAAAGCTTGAGTTGAGTATTCAGGCTGATCGATTTTCTTCAGCCTGGCCACGCGCTTTTTCATATCCAACTCTTCGCTGACGAACCAATCGAGTCCATCATCTGAACCGAGCGAACTGGCTTTGTAAATTGCGCCTGGATACACCTCGCTGATAGCCAGGGCATCATCCATCTGCTCGATTTCATCACCTGTGGCGGCATCTTTTACCGATACAGTGAACCCCCCCGTGCCGCGCATGTTCACCTCACCGTGAGGGTTAGTCTCCTTGCTGCTGACCATCCCTTGATCCACCGCCAGCGCTCCGCGAGTCACCATTTTTTCTAGAACAGCACTGCCGATCCAGCCGAACGTTTCGGACACATGGCTTGCGGGCAGATACCCCTCTCTACCAGCGCAGGACAAGTGGCGTCCCACTGTGATCGGGTAGTCAGGGTTCGACTCGGCAAACTCCGCAGCGCCGTGCAGCAGCAATTCAGGCTGTTTTGAGTAGTACGAGTCTAGGTAGTCGTTCGCTGAGGGGACGAAGATCACCAACCCCGGTGCCGTTCGCCCACATCGCCCCATGCGTTGCCGTGTGGACATGATCGAGCCACCATAGCCAGCCAGGATTACAAACCGCAGATCGGGTAGATCGATCCCTGCTTCCAGCGCAGACGTGCTAATCACACAGCTTTTGTCCTTGGTAGACAGCGCCCTAATGATTTCGGCCCGGTCTTCAGTTTTGAGACTGCCGTAATAACCCATTACCTGCTGTCCGATATCTCGCCGCCCTTGCTTTGCAGACATTTCCTTGATCTGCGACACAAGAGATTTTGTACGATCTCGGCTGTTCGTGAACACGATGCCGCTCAGGTTCGCAGCGATCGCAGAAATTGCAGCACTGACAACCGTGGCATTTAGACTTTTCTGGGGCTTAAGTGCGAGGAACACTCGCCCTTTACTGCCTGCGGTAGACTTCTCCACAGAATGCAACCGACCTGGGCACTTATCCCAGCCCGCCAGCTTACAAGCAAGTTTTTGTGGGTTCCCGACTGTGGCAGACGCCACAATCCATTGAACTTTGCGCTCTGCGACCATTGTGGTCGGCAACGCAGATAGATACTCCCGCTCGTCAGCAGGCAACGGTGGCAATGCGTCTTCTAGTGCAAGAACGTCAACATTTCCTCGCATCATGCTCACCGTGTTCACAGCGCCACGGATGCGCCGACACAGGTTAATCATGTTTCCGCCGAACACGCCTCGGTACGTATGCCCTTCATCAATTACGATAAATTTCAAGTTCAAGAAGAATCGTCGCAATCCCTCCCACGCCTCTCCCTTAGTGACGTTGTTGAGCATCCAGTGGAGCACGTCTGGACTCATACAGAGGATGCGGCACGTATCAAGCAGCGCGGGCCGCCTGGCGCTAGGTATATCGCCTGTGATGAGCGCGATGGGAACAGGTGTAGGTAACCTATTGTTAATCTCCGCCATTTTCGCGGATTGATCATTGGCAAGTGCCTTGATTGGATAGACGAACAGCGCTGTCTTGGTCGGGTCACGCAACAGCGCATCGAATATACCTGGAAGAAAACAACCTGTCTTTCCCGATGCGGTCGGTGTGAACAATCCCAATCCTTTTCCACAGCGGAGCGCCTCAAAGCTCTCAGCCTGGTGACGATAAAGCCGTGGAAAGGGCAATGCTCCTGCGACATCTGGATGAAGGTCTTCTGGAATCGGCACGTACTCTGCTGGCTGGGGCTGCTCTACTTCGACGTAATTAAGATCGCCTGACTCGACAAGTGCCCACGCAATATTCCGAAACGTCACCTCTTGAATTTTCTGAACGATTTCTTGGATACTCCGTTCTGTTGCGTCGAACCGAGGCTGGGAAATCACACCGTCAGCGATCGCATTTTCCCAATCCAGGACAATACCGTTCTCGAAATACGCAAATCTTCCAACGATTGCTTGGCAGGTCTGGTTTCTGCCAACAGCGCCAATGAAAGCTGGTTTTTCGGGCGTCAGCCAGTCTGGGGGGTCACCTATCTCAGGTTCAGCCGTTGCTACGTTGATTAATTCGAGATCTAGATCCATAGCCAGTTCCGATTGGGTTCTCTAATATCGTAACAACTTGCAGTTTTTGTGTCAATATGTTTTAATTTATTGAGCGGAATCCGCCATTTTATTGATCTTTGTGGTTTATATAAGATATATAACTAGTGTAGTATGTGCTTCTAGGAGTTCCCTTGTTAGAAAACCTTATTAAAAAGCTGTCCGATCATGTGGGCGGAGAGAGAGCTTTATCAAGATTGTCTGGAATATCGAAGTCCAGTTTGTCCAAGATAGCAACCGGGGAGTCCGATAAGCTCTCCCCGGAAAACCTGATAAGACTTGCTGAGACTACTCAACACTTGCTGGCAGACGGAAACCCTTTGCGAGATGAGATGGGACGAGATGTAGTCTACAGCGAGATCGAATTGATAGGGTTGGCATTTGGACTAGCGACGCCTCCCACACCAGTGGACTTATCCCCTGTAGCCGCATTCATTCGTGGAATACTTGCAGCACACGGGTACAATCCCTTTCAAAAATCTACTCTCGGTGCCGGAATTGACTGGTTCTTGGGACATTGTGCATTGTCAAAACTAACACCGGAAGTTAAAGAACAAAGAACGCAAACAATCCGGCTGTTGATTCGAGGCGATATCCGTATCGAACCGACCGACCCGATCTTGACTACTATCTCCAGAGCGATTAGCAAAATCGACGGAGTGCCGTCAATTACCCCACTCATGCTACGGTCGATGCTGACGGACTCGCCCACAGAGGTCGAGCATGTGGACGAGCCTTGCCTAACACATTAAGCGCTTGCGCGTGCCCGCCAAAACTCATCCTGCCAACATGCCTGCTCTGCTCTGGATCGAGTAATTGTCACCACTTCTCGCTCTCCCCATAGGGATGCAGTTATGACTTTGCCCCAGTCACGACCTTGCCATTCGTGCGTGTACGTCATGCTGTGTGTCTTTACGTCTGGGTTTACTGAGTTAATTTCCAGCAAATCCAGTATCACTTTGAGGCGGCTGTATTCGACTACGTGAGCCATCGGATCAATCGCCTCACCTAAGATCTGATCAATTGGCTTATAAAGAACCCGGTGATTCCCCAACCGTGGAGCGACATCTAGACACCGATAGCCGTCACTCCGTGAGTGTACATAGTACGTAGCGGATTCGGTTAGGACTGATAGCAGGCTGGAATGTGACCGCATAAATTCAGATTCCATAGCACGCGCCTTGATAAAACTTCCGGGGCGGATATGGTCATAAACTTCACCGCCTACTATCAGTTCTATCCCGAAATGCGTACCGTTTAGTGTAGGGTACACATCACTGAGGAGATCTGCCGCTTCCTCAGAGGGCAACGTTAGCCGCAGTGTGTCGTTTTCTACATTTAGTCTCAAATCACTCAGTTTTATTTTGTAGTCGATCCTGAGTGCGTTTAGGGTTGAAATGAACGGATACAACATCAGCAAATATAGAAATAAAGCGGAGATCTCTAGCATCTCCGCCTGGGCTTGGCATACGCGGTCTAGTCTGAGACGTGGGGAGCATCGATGGTATCGTAAACGGGATCGGCGTCTAGTCCGGTATCTTGACCAAACATTTCCACAAGTGGGACAAGTAGACTGTCGATTTTTTCTTCCGCGTCACGAATATATACGACCTCGATCTTGTGGGTTTCAATCCAGCCAATCAACCGATCAAACTTTTCAGGTGTGTCGGTTCGTTCTGCCAGATCATTCAAAGTTCTCCAGAACGACGTTTCCTCTATTACCTGGGGAACGACGACCTGGGCAGCGCGGACATCAATCGGGCGATCGCGTTCAGGCTGCAACTGTGGAACCGCCATTGGCGCAGACCCCGTAAGCGCTGCCGCCTGCTGAACCCGCTGAGCCAACCCAAGGCGCTGTTGGCTCTGAATAATCATGGAAACGCTGGCGTAGTAGTCCGGGTCAAACTCAACAAAGATGTTGTGGTCTATTCTCGTGCTCCGTTCGCCCGTAATTACCATGCCGCCGCCATCACCCTTGATTCGCTTCCGCTGAGAGTTCGCTTGCTCTCGCCGCGAGACGACAATCGGAATCCCCTGGAGAGACACAAAGAAATCTGGACATAGCTGGTTGACGCGCCGTATCGTCTCTCCGATCTGCATGAACGATCTGCCAATAGTCTGCACGTCGAACCACGCCCCGCTGTGTATCTTATAGATCAGCGGTTGATTCATCTCCGGGATTTCAACGTAGAACTCGACTTGAAGCCGAGCGCCACATTCAGGCTTTTCAGCAGGGTGCTTCCCTTCCATGCAGCACTTGATCGGGCACCCTGTGGCATCTGTTGGATTGAACACCATGAACTGACCAGCGTGTTCTCGTGTCTGGAGCACATGTCTACCGTCGCACAATCGATTCAGCGACCCCTTGCCACCCTTTTTATCTGTTCCGTATAGCTTGAACGATGTTTCAAAGATTCTGTCAGCTTCATCGAAGGGCAGAATCGCCCTAAACGACTTCGGCTCCGGGCCAAACGCATCTGTCCACAGATCTGCCAGATGCTCGTATCCGTCTGCTGGATGCAGTCGAAAGTAGTCACGGTCTTTGGGCATTTTGCGGCCGGCCGCTTCGGCTTCTTCTTTACTCTCACCTTTTTTAATCGTCGCGCCAATCGGAGGGCGCGGCGGGCCCTGCCGCTCTAGAAATTCTGTAACTTGTGCTAAATGGGGCATGATTCACCTACGCTAGTTTTCTCGACCATCGACCACCAGCAACCAAGAAATCCTGAACTGAAACGTAAACGCCGACAATCAGTGTCTCCCATGCCTGGGGTACTGCTTGATCTAGCGGCAGACTTAGATCCACAGCAATACTTGTGGACGGGCTGACTGAGCTACGGTAAGGGCGCTCGATCTGCCAAGTCTGCGAAAACCCTAGTCTGACGTTCACGATTTCCATTCCGACAGCGATATCTAATGGGGAAATCAGGGTCGCAATTGTGGGCGGTTCATCGGGTTCTGGGGCACCATTCTTGTGGGTCGCCTTGGGGGACGCCCCACTGAGAATTGGCTTTGCCCCAACCTCCAAAATTTTCCTAGCTAGACGCATCCCTTCCGAGTATACGTCGGCCCACGACTGCTCGGATTCAACTTCGATGAATACATCGAATTTTATTGGCTCAAACATCGACTGAGGACAAAACGTTCTCGCTAGAGTGACGGACGTTTTCATGGGTGTGGTGAAAAAGTGGTTACATTTAATCGTAATCTTTTGGGCTATTTATGTCAATCGGATTTGAACTCATATTGCTCCATCTGACTGCTGATTTCGTACTTCAGACTACATGGATGGCTACCAAGAAGCATACCTCTTTGTGGGCGGCAATCGTCCACGGTGCCGTATATACGGCTCCATTTCTGCTTGTGTCAATTGACCCGTTCGTGTTGTTCACATTGTTCTGGACGCACACCATTATCGATCATTACCGGATTGCGTCTGTCGTTCCGCGATTCACAAACTGGTCTTGGACAGACTGGACGTGGCACGGCTGGCTAGACTATCGCAGTTACAACCCAAACGCGCAGCCAAGCTACTTCAGCGGCAGCCTTATGTGGCTGAACATTGCGATCGACCAAATTCTCCACCTGTGGATCATCTACTGGGTGTTTTGACTGATCTGGATGCAATGATCCGGTGAGATGCCGCTGGCACCCCTCCGAGCGTAGTAATCCATCCACACCAGCCAGGGCACGTTCCCGACCAGATCTAGCCAGGAATTGTGCGGAGTACTCCCCATCCGCAGGCATCGAAACGCCAATACCCTCATAATCCGGGTGGCGTAGAAGTTCTGCCCTACAAACAGTTCTTGCGCCTGCCGCGTGGACTGGAGATTCACTGCAAAGCAGTGTTGCAGATCTATTGAGCAGTAGTTGACCAGCTTTCCTTGCACAAATCTACTCTTGACAGGCTTGCGGGATCGCCATGCCACAAATACTAGGTGCGACGAGTGGCGCAGGGTGCCGCGCTGTTTTGCGATTTCCTGCCTCGCCTTCACCTCGAACGCCCTGCGCCATGGATGGGAATCGCCAGTAGTCCCGGCTGTCGCTCGAAACTGGGCCAGGTTGACGCACAGCAGAAGCAAGTCTCGATCAGCAGTTTGCTCCACACATTCCCACAAGCAGACTAGCCCTGGAAACACATCGGGCTGATCGAACAATAGCCGTAACCCGCACCCGCTGTGGCTGTAACTTTCTACTGGCTTTTCAAGGGGTTGCCCGTCCTGCCGGAGTCCAACAACTCCGCGCAGCCAGTCCACCAGTCTCGATATCACATCTTGCATCGGAGATAGTGCCCCGAACAATCAGACCGAAAACAGCCAAAGCACCCGCAATCAATAGCCCGTGTGTGACTGCATCTTGAATGCTGAGCAGCACGCTCGGCGTCTCTTTTCTATAGTTCAACGGAGGAGAATACCGATCAATGGCGATCGCCTCTTCGTGCTTTCGTCGCCGCTCGTTCAGATAGACTTTGTACCGGATATGCGTGACGCCATTTCTCTTCAGTTCGTCTGTCTTGTGGTGCGGGCCGTAGCCACTGTTGTCTGTCCAGCGCCGCCGCAAGTTGGAGGATTCGCCCACATATAGTAGGCGGAAACGACTGTAGCAGTAATAGACTCCGGGCTGAGCGGGTAACGTGTGACGATGTTTCCATGCAACCTGTTTAGTGGACATCAAATTTTTTTATCCTGACACTGAGCTGATTTCTCTGGGTCGATTGTTCCGAACGTCTGGTCGCCCGATATCCCCGGAATAGCCGTTATGGGGTCTATAACTAATCCAGAGGTATCTGTTATCTCGAAATGTGAGTGCGGGCCAGACGAGTTGCCAGTGCTTCCCATCCGAGCGATCGCATCACCCTGGTCTACGGTGTCACCGACCTTCACCAGGTTCTCGGAGTTGTGTCCGTACAGTGACTTGGTGCCGTCAGCGTGCTTAAGAATCACCTTATTCCCAAGTCCATCGCCCACATCGCCCGAACTGATCACTGTGCCGGACTTCGCTGCCAGGATAGGCATACCGACCGGGCCAGCCATGTCTATGCCGTAATGACACATTCTAAACTTGGGATCTTGATGGTCACGCCAACCAAACCCGCTAGTGAATATGGCACCTGGGACTGGGTTGATCCACCCGCCTCCGCCACTGCTCTTACCTGATGTTGTCGGCTTCTTCAGCGCCAACACCTTGTCGATCGCATCCATGCGCCGCTGCTGGTCTTGCTCAATCGTGATGCCGTTTTTGGTGATGCCTGGTGCATCGCCCTGGTAGCTTTCGACGCGGGCGCAAAGGATATCCCCCTTGCACTGCTTCAGGTACTTAGCGAAATCTGCTCCCGCCGCTGGCGATTGATTCAGTAAGTCTGCGGCATTCAGCCACACTTTAGGATCGTTAGGCAGCTCAGGAGCTATCGAATCAAGCTGACCGCGCAGCCGCGTCAGTTGCTTTTGGTCTGCCGCCTCCGGAGAGGCAGCACCATGCTGATAAGAGAACGTCCCCATATTGGTAACGCCGTTGCCGGGGTCGGCATGGCTGCCATAGGCGCTGGTCTTGCCGCCGTCTGGGGTGCGAGTCCCCTCAGCATTGCCGACAGCGATCGCCACAAGCGAATCAGCCCCACCTTCAAACATCTGATCGATGCTGGTGGGCGCTGCTCCGGTATCAAGCTCCTGATCAGCCAGCTCTGCATCCGCCAGAGCACTAGCCGCCAGCGCATCAGGAACAGACAGCTTCGGTACTCCTGGCACTGCGTTATACGTCTGGATCATCCTGATCGCAACCAGCGACACCTTGTGTGGGGCTGTCAGGATCAGGATGAACGCGATTGTCAGCGCCCCCATCTGGGCATACCAACCAAGCGGCGGGCGTTGCATCTCCTTCAGATCTTCAGGAGTGACCCGCCCTGTTACGTTGTAGGTCATGACTTTTCTCGGCTTTGACATTGACTGTGGATGATGACTATCTACGGGCGCTGTCGCACGATCGCAGCGTTCATAAATACAGCTATGTATTCTTCAATCGTTTTCTGTTGGCGTTTCTGTGCCCAGCGCCGGGGGCGTACTTCTTTCATAATGTCTAAGGGGTTTCTGGTTCTGTCGTTGATTGCGGTTCAGGAGTTTGCTCCGGCTCCGGCGGTGCCTCATTTTCTGTGGGCACTCGTGCATCACCGGGTAACGGTTTTGCCACAGCGCCCGGTGTCTTGATTTTCAGGAATCTTTCGATCAGGTTGATTGTTGGCGGCGTGTACTCTCGATCGCCTTGCCAGTCCTGCCCGTCAATCTTGGCAACTTCGACATGAGCGTGCGGGCCAGTAGACGTACCTGCCTCCGGCGTTCCGTTGTCTGCGCCAGTGGTGCCTAGCAAAGTGCCGGGTTTCACCTCGCCATCTGGCACGTCAATCGTCTTCATGTGGCACACCTGCACCATGTGCCCGCCTTCTTTCGGGAGCAGCAGCAAGACTTGTCCACATCCTCCTGTCTCAGCCGGGGTGCGAGTCTTTGCAGTGCCCGCAAATGGCATGAAAATTTGAAAGCTTCCGCCGATGTCCACACCGTTGTGCATTGACGGCTGACCCGTCACAGGGTGCGTTCCCCGAAATCGCATGGTGTCCGTCACCTTCAACACACCTTGAGGCGAGTTGAAATCGATCAGCGACTCAACGCGAGTACCTTTGAAAGGATCGCCCGTGAATCCATCCGCAATGACATCGACTATGGCGTTCGACGTATCGACTGGCACTGTGGCAATCCCCTGCACCAGCGGATACAGTACGCGCAGCCACAACGTCAGAATGACGATCGCCATCAGCATGTGCCGCATCAGCACAAACTTTGACATGTAGCGCTTTTTGTTGACGAGCGCTTCAACCAACGTCTCCACCCAGGCGACAGACTCTTGCAACGGAGCCTGCACTTGAGCTAGATGTGCCGCCATGCGCGACTCTATATCGTTAGCGACTCCTTCAAGGTAGTCACCTCGCCCAGCCAAACGCTTTTTCTCAAAGTGCTGACGAATAGATTGTTGTCGCGCTTTACGACGAGCCTCTTTAGCCGCAGCAGCACTTGTCTCTTCAGCAAACGTTTCCATGTCTATCCAGTCGAAGCCCACAGACTCCGCCTGGTAGTCGTCAGTGTACCAGTTGGCAGGATACTCCTCTGCTACAACTTCAGCGTCACGAACGTCTTCTGGCGCATCATCGATCTCGCGGAAATCGGTGACACGTCTTGACGTATCTTTTGGTGCGGGCGTTACTGGCTCGAACGTTACGTCCTGAATGTCTGGGGGCTTAACTTTTGGCATGATTATACGCGGGGCTGCTTTACATATCGTCTATCATCTACCTTAACTTTGTCAAGCGTAATCCGTTGAAAATATGTTGGTTTAGTTGAAAAACTCGAAGGACAATGACCCGTTTTCTGCCTTAACGTCTACAATCCCAAAGCCGTCGTCCACCAGAAAACGCCACCAGTTCGCCCCAAAAATACAGTTCGGCTCACCAAGCGCCGACTGCGCTTCGATCAAGTCAGCCATCCTAAGCTGCCCGCTCTCCCACAGGTCTTTAAGCTTGGATACTTTTGCTAGAGATACTCTGGACTCGGCATTCTGAACAGAACTCTGTGGGCAGGCCAGCAGCCTGTTATCTACAGCGGGGGACATCTGCTCTGCGGTTGTCGTTTGCTCTGGTGGCACCGGGGCTGGCACATCCTCGCCCTGATAGCGGGCAATCGCACCACTCGCCTCTCCTGCCACTTTGCCACCAAACTCACCTAGCGCTTCATGGGCGGGTTTTGAGTTTTCATAATCGAAATCCTTCCCGTCAGCCGCCTGCACACCACTCTTTCCAATGGCAAGCAAAAACTTAAACGTTGGGGCGAGGTTGAACTTGCCGGGTGCCTGCGTCAACTCTCCTCCTACCCACCCTGCTACGCCGATCAGAATGGCGATCGTCATGGCACCCACAAACCAATCATGTACTCGTCCTAACATCTCTCACCTCTGTGGAAATCGAGTGGGCTGAAGACAGCCCATTTACTGTACGGCTTACGGCAGCGGAGCGGGATCGACTGGTGCTGGGAATAGCATGGGAGGCGCAACAATTGTGGCACCTGGCGGCTGAGCCTCCGGCAGCGGTGTTCCATCAGCGTTGGCAGCACCATCAAAGTTCGACGGGAGCAGGTTCAGCATCCGATGCACGAAGCATCCGATACTGCGGGCGTAGGAATCCTCGTTCAGGAAGTTGTGAGCGACCTGGCAGTTCCTACCCTGAACGCCCATCGCGGTATAGGTGATGATGCCACCGCCGGCCAACACCAGCAACGCGCAGAAGACACCTGCTGGTGTAAATCCGACGTTATCCCATAGGAAGTTGAAAACGTCACTGAATCCTACATTCTTGTTGTCGCGCATCGATCTCTCTCCTTAGATTTACAACTTTGAAACTTACGCAGCCCAGGCTTGCTGAGTGTGCGTACGAGCGGTCATGTATGCTGCATCGCCGGGGGCAACGTCGAAGATCACCCGGATTGCCTTGTCTTGATGTAGCCCGTTGGACTGACACCAGGACAAGCGATCGCGCAGCACACCAAGGTCAAACGGTCGGTCAGGCGATAGCACAGACCATGTGGACACTTCAGCCAGTTGCTCAGGGGTCAGCCCACGCAGCTTGGCTGCACGCTCCGGTGATAGCGTTACCGCTGGTGCTGCGACTGGAGCAGTGGCAACGGGATCCGTCATCAACCCGGCTTTCTTTGCCAGCGTCAACGCCCTCTCGTTCTCGGAGCCAAACACTCCGATTTCTGGGTGAGCGTTTTTCAACGCCCACATCTTGCCGAACACGGCACCCATCTGCTTCGGCGTGATGTCTAGCGCTGTTGGAATCAGACCAACTGTGTCTGGTTGCAAGAAGAAGACACCCTCTGGGCGACGGCTGTCTTCCAGCAAGTCTTCCAACAGTTCAGCAGTCTCTTCTGTGGCCGCCATCCACCCATTGCCGCGCAGCGTGTCTAGTGCGGTCTTGCCTTGAACCCAGAACGTGAGAGCGGAACGGGCAGGGGCATCCTTGACGTAGAGCGCTTCCACAGTTGGGCTGGTCGCCCCGATCACTGAACCGACTTTTAGGCTGTGCCCAGACACGGCGATCGCGTTGAGAACCGTATCCATAGCAGCGGCTTCCTGCTTGTTCAACACGCTGCTTAGCTTGACAGCGGAATAGTCTTCGATGACTAACCATAGTTCTGGCTGCTCACCCAGTTCCGCCACGCTCATCTGGTGTCGAGCCTTTAACACATCACCCACCAGCTTTACAGCAGACGCGACTGACGCATGTGGACGGACTACGCCGGGGACGCGCTGCAACAGTGATTCTCGCTGGCTGATGAGGATTGGGATAGCGCGGTCTGCGATCGCCGTTGTGAGGGCAGAAATGACGCCGTTGCGGACATCGCGCTCACCGAGCACAACCACACCGCTAGGTTTTTCCGTCGCTTCCTCGAATGCGCCATAGATCGTTGCTACATCATCGATACCGGAGTTCTCTACTACGTCATCCATCGGACTGGCGACATAGCTTGAGTACGATGCTTCAAAATTCGAGATCGGCGGCTGCGTGTACGTGACTGGCTGAGGATCTGTGTCAAGTGACGCAAGCGCAGCATCCTGAGAAACTACCGGGGCCTGTTGTCTGACCACGATTGGGGCAGGCGTCTGCACTGGGACTACAGTGTCTTCTTCTTCCTCATCGAATACCTGACTCGTAGAAAAGTCAAGCGCTATACGCACAGTAGCACCAACTGCCATCAGCGAAACCAACGTCATCAACCACCACAGAGGGGTTCGCTTTGCGTAGACCTCGAAGCCCTGCACGGGCTGCCCCGCTTCGTTGGTGCGCGTGGACTGGCGAATCTGAGCATCGGAGTACAGGGTGGCTCCGTAGAGCAGGAGCAGGGATGATGCGCTCAGTGCTGCGGCCTGTAACATCTCGTCTAGCGACCAAGTTTTCTTGACGTTTAATTCGATCATTGGGCACCCCCTGGCGCTCGGTTTACCAATTTCTGTGCAGCCTGCACTGTTGCTGCGAGACTAGCATTATATGCGTCGCTTTGGACTTGCCCGGTGCGGGCTTTCGGCGTACGTGTGGACGATGCGTTCGACCAATCCTGCAAAGCAGCCAGTACATCCAAGAAATTTCCTTCCGCAGCCCGAAACCGACTTGCGGTGTCTGCGTCAACCCGAATCGCTTCTACCGTGGGCAGAGAAATCTGAACTTCGACTGGAGCACCCTGGTTAGCGGCCTCTACCTTATTCTGATACTCCGCCATCGTTGTCGCGTTCGGCTGCATCTGATACTTGGTGCTTGACTGGATAGCGACAGACCATGCGGTCAACTGCTCCATCAGGTAATGCCCCTCGGTTGGGTACAGATTTGAGTTCATGCGTGATTCTTCGCGGGCACGATCCAGCCACAGCTCGACCCGTCCTGTACGTACGTGCTGACCGATCAGTGCGGACTGAGTGCGGAAGTATCCGGCTGCACCAACAAACGTGGTGAACGCCTCCTGGTCTGCTGAGGCTTCAAGCGCGGCTGGCGTTTCACTTGCCGTTTTGTCAGTCGCCGCAGGCTGCAATAACTGAGCCGCCTGAACAAACTCGCGCTTCTCGTGAACGAATAGGAATCCGGTGACTCCGCGCACCAGCAGCATAAACGTAACCAACCCACCGCCCAGGGCAGCCACAAACAGCAACCTCTGTAGGTGCTTTGCTCTGGGCTTTTCTTCAACGTTCGCATTAATCATCGACCTTCTCCCTCAACTGATAAAGGGCTACTAATCCTGCTTGATCTTGTGACTTGGAGTATTCCGCCTCCAACAGTCTGAACTTATCCTCAAAGACTCTGTGGGCGGCGGACGCTTGCTCCTTTCGTGCGATCGCCGTGGTTGCTGCGCCTGCTGCCGCCCCTGCCGCTGCCCCAGTGCCGACCAGTACGAACCGTAGCGTGCTCTGAAACTGTGACTGCAATCCTAACTGGAGGCAGGCTACGAAGCTTAGGAACCCAACCACACCGCCCGCCGCCATTCCCACAATCGTCTTCATCTCGCATTTCCTCTCTGCGTCATCAATCCAACAGCGCCGCCAGCAATCAACCCGAACATGAATGCAGCAGACCGAGCACTATCAATCTGACTCTCTTTGACCTGATTGCTTTTGTTGGTGGACACAGACACTATCAATGCGGAAATGACTATTAAAAAACCCAGTGCAGTGCCTACTAAAAATTTCATTCCCAGTCCTCCAGGGCAACGCCTTTAAGCACGCTATCCACAGATACAATCGGGGCTGTGAAAACTTCCTCAACGATATCACCCGGTTCTTCTGTCTGGGGGGCAACCCTATTAGCCGCCTGCACTCTGCTCTTTGCTGCTGCGATCGCTGCGGGCAACGTAGCGTTCAGATGTCCCATCAGAGCGTGGTTGTGGGGCACTTGAAACCCGCGCTCTCTAGATAGGATTTTTACGTACTCGTCTAGCAATCGCTTTACATCGGGGCTGGTAATACGATACCGAGCCAGAATTGTTTCGTTACTACCAGCCATCACCTATACCAACGCAAAGTACGGAACTTGACGCGCTCTCCCGGAAAGTTCGACCTCTTTCACGGGTAGTCCTACCTGGACTAAAAACGCTTCGTCCATCAGCCGAGCAGCCCCCTTAACGTTTGCTGTCTCCGGTTCATCCAGTGACACAAAGTTGAACCCTGTCTGGTTGAGCGCGGCGATCGCAGGGGCGAAATAATGGGAGCCACCGCCTAGCGTGAGCGTCCTGGCTCTCTCGCTACCCCAGTCAGCAGCAACTTCTGAATAAAGCGATGCGACCTGCATTGCCCAGTTACGCCGTGCTTTGGCTACAAACTCATCGAAGTGGATCGGGACATCAGCGTTCGCTG